TTTAATAACTTTACCTATATTCATTATTAATAAGCCACCAAGAATACCAGCTATAGCTCCGCCATTTTCTTTTAGTATTTCTCCAGCTTTACCAAACTCTCCAGCAAAGACATTTTCAACTACCTCTACCATGTCTCCAACAAAGTTTAGAATTTTAGTCAGGCCTGCAGCAAAGGCTTGAGGATTAAGTAAAAGAGTAGCCAAACCAGCAATACCAGCTAAGAAGCCACCAGATTCTTTTACCTTACCACCAAAGCCTTCAATACCTTTAGCCATTTTACCAAGTAATGAATTAGCTTCATCTTGTTTCTTTATGGCTTCTCGTCTATCTTCTTCAGACTTTACACCAGCCTTTATAGTTTCTAATTGATCTTGGGCTGAGTTTAAAAGTTCTTGGTCAAATGGTAATCCTTGCTCTTGTAATGCTACTTGTTCTTGCATTACAGCGTTAACGTTAGCAAAACTTTCCCTGAGTGCGGCGGAATTTTCATTTGAATCAATACCTAGACTTCCTTCCAAGGCTTTAATCGATTTTTCGACGTCGACATTAGCATCAACACTCTCTTCTACATTTCGAGATTGTTGTCTCATTTCGGCAACTAGTTCCTCAAGAGATTTACTCTGTTCTTCTAAAATATCTCTATTGTCTGTGTTATTTGTATTGTCGTCGGCCATTTAACTAATCCTTAAATTTGCTATCGATCCAACATTTACCATAATAAAGAATACCTAACCAGATGGAGAATAACACTCCATCAAAGTAAGATAATGTGTTCCACGCTTCTACTGGATCCATTTATTTTTTCTTTCCCATTGCTTGTGTACCAAAGAAAGCAGCAACAATACCAGCAACAGCTACAAAATAAGTAGGTGCCATATCGCCTAATGTTTCTTGGGCTTGATCTAAACCAGCTAGTGATGCAATAACAACAGCGAATGGATATAACAATAATCCACCAAGGGCAAACCATGTCATGTTACGTTGTGCATCTCGCATCGCGTCAGCATCTTCTAGCTCTTTACGTTTAAACTCTAAGTATAATGCCTCTTCAGCCGCACTTACTTTACCATCACCATTTGTATCTGCTGGATGGAAAGTTTCTTTTACTTCTTCTGTCATCTCTTTTGTTTCCTATTCTGTTCAGCTATTCGCTCATTTTCTTCTCTGATCCATTGTTGAAGGAGTGCTACGTATATCTCCCTTTCCCACGGTATCATATCTTCTAGTTCTGTTAAACTATACTTATGATGTTGCATCATCGAAAAGTTAGTTTTATAATAATTAACTAGTGTATCATGTGAAAGGGCTAGATAAAAAAACTTTGTACGCCTTCCAATGTTAGTTCTTGTTCATGCTTACAAGTAATACAACTAAACTCTACCTTATGCTTTAATGTAGGCAATGAACTAAAGAACTCAGTAATCTTTGCAAACTGCTCAGAGCTTAATCCCTCAATAAAATCATTTAACTCTTTTTCAGTTTGATTTTTACAATCCCATACTTCATCGCTATTAAATATACTCTTCATACATCTAGTAATAAGCTGTAGTGTTAGTTTCATTTGCTTATCCGGAGATGTTTTCTCTGGATTGTATTCCATTTTACTAACTGTGTCTAGTGAGGGATACTCAAATTCTATTCCGATATCTTTAGTTACCATTACATGTTTATCTTTAGGTAACTCGGTCATCTTGATATTGTCTAGGTTTATTTCAATTGGTGTGAGTGCTTTACATTCTTCACATTTCAATTGAAGGTTTACCGATTCACCTACCGATTTTGAACGTAGTCTTAGGAATAATTCCTCTAGATCAAAACTTGTAAGTTTATTAATATCAATATCATCAAATATACAGGCTTTTAATATATCTTTTAAAGCCTTTATCATCATTTTATTATCCTTTGATTCCATCGCAACCATAAGGATCTTTTCTTCTTTAACTAGGAAAGGTCTAAATTCAACTTCCTGGCCAGTACTCGGAACTGTCACACTATACCGACTACTGTTTACAATTGGCAAAGCCATAATTTACTACTCCTTCATTTCAAATATAATTTAAAAAATATCTAATAATGTTTCTGGTATCGCAGCTTTAAATGCACTTGCTGTACTACTTAATGCTCCTTCCACTACATATTTATCGTATGCAAATACTACAGTTAAGCGCGTAAATTCTTCGTCCTGTGCACTTAATGCAATTGCTGATACGTCAATGGGATATGCCTTCTCTAATTTAACACCAAAGACTGGAATATCTTGCTGATTTAGCTGTTGTATAACTATATCAGTCGAGTAATCATTTTTATAGCCTAGCTGATAACCTTCAGTGTCAACAATGCTAGACATCCAAGTCTCAAAAAGTGTTTTAGCATAATAGTCGTTCGTTACAATAAAGTGCATCGTAACGTCACCGTCAATACTAGTGTATGGAAATTTGTTACTCTGGCGATCTGACGCATAGTCTATTGTTGAGAAGCTACGAGAAGGTAATGTGACTTGTTCACATAGAATTGCTATGTCACGAGGATCATATATGGATTGCCTAATGCCCGCACTCTCACCAGATAACAAACGGCCAACAATTTGTTCTACATCGATTCCTATCAATGGCTGTGTTGGAGGTGTGAATAATACTTGGAATCTATTATTCTTAGCAAGGCCACCCTTTTTGGATATTACCGCTTTTAGTTTATCTACGCTCATTAGCTCCTCGCAATACTAATTGATTCTTTCCAGATCTTAGCTTTACCAGCTTTCTTAAACTGCTCTGTTGGTAAGAAGATAGCGATTTGCCATTCGGTCATCGGTACTCTTACGATACGAGATCTAACATGCTCATTTAAATAACTCTTAAAGCATGGTTTAAATTCTTTATACTTCTTTGTCGACTGTATTAAATCATAGCGCAATTTAGTTAAACGTGATTTATCAGTTAACGTCTTAGGTCCAAGGTTCATTAATTGATCTAAAAATTCAGCCCTTATATCAGGTCTTAGGTAATGTAGATTCAAACCTTGGAAACCGTTTTTATTAGCATCCACCATAATCGTTAAAGGAAACCTATCGTAATAGGGTAAGGTCTTCTTATGTTTAGGGTCATAGAAGTACATAAACATGTTACCATAAACTAGTTTAGATGTAGGTTCTAATGCCTTATCCTTTAATAATGCTTGCCGAGCAGGCATCTTTAATTTTTCAATATTATCTTTAAACCAGTCTTGGGACTCTTTAGTCCGTGCCGTAATACCAGACCGAAATGCATTTGCTTGTAGTGTATCGAATAGTGAAGCCATATAACTATTTATATCAACTCTTTAGTAGTTTTATGCCTAAATTCTTTAATGTGTCTTCCGTCCATATCTGAAACTTCCAACCTTTGTGTTTAGCATATTGATCAGCCGCAGTCCACTTAGACGTATTCTTAACGTAGGTCGTAACCTCATTAATGTATCTCTTGGTTTTACGTGCTGGTTTTTTTGGAGCAACCGTTTCTTTCTTTGGTTTGATTTCTACAAGTATAATATCTTTATTGTCAAACTCTACAAGAAGATCAACAAAGTAGCGATGTAGTTTACCATCAGTATTACACTTATAAGGTACAACAATCTCTTCGCTATTCCATCGTTTAACTCGTGGGTTGTTTTCACACCATTTAAATGCTTGACGTTCCCACAAAGATCTGTATGTTACCTTGGTTGGATCGCCTAAATACTTCTTGGTATCTTTAATCGTGTATTTTCCCTTGTAAGCCATAAATTACCTTTCCATTCATTATAAATAAAGTTATATTAAATAGTTATTTATAAGAGGAAAATATGTCATCTATTATAGTATTTCCATCAACACTTGGCGAAAGCGTCACGAAGGGCGGTAATCACGTATCCTTTGAGATCATCGGAGGTGATGAGTTTAGCGACGGCGTATTTAAATTACACTTATTCATACCTTCAGGTTTTGCATTAGGCGACGGTGCTAATTTTGGTAGCATAGATTTAGGTGTCATTAATGCTGCAAAAGATATGATAGCTAAGGACAAAAAGGGTAGCAATACTAATGTAGGAGAGCTAGAAGCTACAGCAATCGGCTCAGCACTTTTAAACAAGATGGGAATTGGTGGTGATTTAAATGCTGCTGGTGCAACGGCTGCTAAGGCTGGTGTTGCTATTAATCCTCAAACAACTCTTACCTACGAAGGGGCTAATATTCGAACGTTTGATATGAGCTTTCAGCTAGTCGCATCGAGTGCTAAAGAAGCTGAAACTATTCGTGTTATAGAACATACCTTTAGAAAATATATGTACGCTAAAAGAGAAGGCGATTTTGCGTTAAAGTATCCACCCCTCTTTAGAGTTAAATTTATGAAAGGTAAACAGGTCAATAAATTTTTACCATTCCTGTATGATTCATATTTAACTAGTTTAAACGTAACATATAACAGTGATGGAAACATGTATCATAAAGATGGTGCACCAACTGACGTTACTATTGCACTGTCATTCCAAGAACAAAAACAACTTACCAGAGATGATCTATATCATGTGCCAGGTGAAGGCGAAAGCGAAAAGCCTCCTACTCTAGTTCAACAAAACTTCGATTACCCTGAAGCTAAAAGCGGAGATTAATTTATGAGCTTTTTTAAACAATTTCCCTTAGTCAATTATGACATAGGACTAGATGGATCTATTACCAAAATGGTAAATATATTTAGATCGGTTAGGCCAATTCAAAACTATATAGACAATCCTTCACTATACAAGTTTTATCAAATTGAAAACGGCGAACGGCCAGATATTATATCTCAAAAGTTATATGGAACACCAGATTTTTATTGGACCTTTTTTGTTGTAAATGAATTTTTACATGATGGTTATAAAGTATGGCCAATGAGCCAAGAGCAAATGCTAAAATATTTAAAGTCTGAATATAGTGGATATGCAGTAAACACTAGAATATCATATACTGACAACAATATTCAAAACTCATTAGCAGGTAACTTCAAGCTAGGTGAAACTATTACTGGTGAAACTTCAGGTGCGATTGGAACCCTAACTAAAAAGAACATAGATTTAAATCAACTAGTTATACAAAATATGACTAGTAGCTTATCGTTTAACGGTAGAAAATATACTAGTGGTGCGTATGATAATACCAGTAGTTTACCATTTGAAAAAATAACAGGATCCACATCAAGAGACCAAGTTCAATCATACGATGTATGGCCTTATGCTGAAGCGCCTCACCACTATTATATCTTAGATGAAGACGGAACCGAAAGAGAATACACACCTGACATATTTATTAATAACCAAGAATACACAAAGACGAGTGAAGAATTATCATATATTAGCAATCGGCAATATGTTTATAACCTAAACGATCAAAGATCTAAAATACGTGTCATTAATCCTAATATGATTGGAGAGTTTGTAGATACTTTCGAGAGATTAATTAATGAGTGATATATCAAAAAATAGGGTTGGTTCTGATGGAGTAGCATCTACTCCTACAACTTATCAAATTGGCCATTTAAAAATACAAGCTAGCAATAAAGAACATGCCGGCAATGGCAATTCGTATGAATATGATATTACTAATCTTCTTGCATATTTTGAAATAAACGAATCTTTAAATTCCCCTAATCTTGAGGTTATTTTATCCATAGGTGATTCAATAAATCTAGCCGAAACTATTAATTTGCAAGGTAACGAAAAGCTAGAGTTATATGTTTATAGAAAGCAACCTAAGCCTGGCAAACCAGGTAGCGATAAGAAAACATTTACACTCAATTTAAGAGTTGCTGAAATATTCGATTATGTTCGTCCTAAGCCAGGATTGACTACATATACCATAAGAGCTGTTAGCGAATACGTGTATCTTAATAGTTTGAAAAAGCTGAAAACCGCATTTCATGGTTCTCCTACGGATTTAATCGCACAAATTTCGAAAGGTGATTTAAAAATATCCGAAGATGGTAAAGACTTTTCGAAAGGGTCTAAAAACATAATTAGAGGAATATTTCCTAATATACATCCATTGTCTGGTATACATTGGCTGCTTAGACATGCATTTGATCAAAGTACTCCGTATTTTTACTATCAAACTCTAGCTGAAGACGGAAAGGTAAGACTTAAATCATATAAACAACTATTAAATGAAGACGAATATTCTAAATATAAGTTAGTTCCATTTAGTGATCCCAATGTTGAATTGGAAACGCGAGAAGGATATGAATATGAAAGATCTCTCATAAGAAAAATTACTTCCAAATATAATCAAGGTAAATTATTATCAGCTCATCACGGTGCGTATGCTTCTACTATGCATACTATCGATATTTCTAATAAGCACTACAACAAAAATGTTTTTAACTATGATAATTCATCGATGATGAAATTGAATAAAAATAAATCATTTGCTGAAACTGATCGTACTAAAATATCTGATAGCGGATTAACAGACTCTATAGATTCTAAACATTACTTTGTATCTTTAAACTCTAAGGCTTATGATGAGACAGGTAACTATACATCTCCTGTGCCAATCGATTTACAAAAGACTATGTCTTATATAGAAAACTTACATTACCAAACACATGAAATACAAATAGCTGGAGATTTTGATTTAAGAGTCGGCCATAAAATAAAAATTGAGGTTAGAAGAACAGACTTAGAAAATAAAGGTTCAGGTGTTGATAAATTACAATCTGGTGTATATTTAATTACACAAATCGTACATAGATTTAAAGACGGCTTTTACCAAGATATAACAATACAGAAAGATTCAAGTGAGGTGGATTTAAATGCTACAAAATGATATGTTCGTAGGCGGACAATTTAGCTGGTTTACAGGTGTTGTCGAGGATCGTTTTGACCCGTATGAAATGAATAGAGTAAGAGTTCGATGCTTTGGTTATCATTCAGATAGTAAAGCAGATGTTAAAACAGAAGATTTGCCTTGGGCTACAGTTATGATGCCTACCACATCTTCTGGTACTTCCGGTATAGGCGATACTCCACACGGTTTAATGGAAGGTTCATGGGTAGTCGGTTTCTTTAGAGATGGACCATCAGCACAAGATCCTATTATATTAGGTTCTATTGCTGCTGTAAATAGCCCTCGACCAAAAACATTAGGTTTTACTGCTGATGAGTACCCTCGTGGTGAATATCAAAATAATTCTGATATAAACTTTGCTGCACGTGAATCGATGTACGAAGACTCTAATCAGCTAGAGGCAAGAGAATCATTAGATCGGCCAGCTGTACAGACTGCAAGACCAGCAAAGGTATCGTCAGTGGCAGAAGATAAAGCAGCATCTTATTATGCAGAACAGCCATGGACAGAACTACCAGCCATGAATGAACATGTGCCAGAGTATCCATATAATAAAGTAAATGAATCAGAAGCCGGCCATGTAACAGAAGTAGATGATACTCCTGGCTTTGAGCGTACGAATCGTTTACACGCTTCTGGCTCCTACGAAGAAATATATAACGACGGCACTCGACAAGTTAAAATTGTTGGTGACGATTATGAAGTTGTAATTAATAATAAAAATATCCATATTCGTGGTAATTGCTCAATGACAGTTGATGGTGATCTTCGCCAAATGGTATATGGCAATTATCACTTGCAAGTAGAAAAGGATATGACAGTTAACGTTAAAGGTTCTGTACAAGAAATGATTGGCGGTAATCGTGAAACAGAAATAGTACGTAGCCGTTCAACTAACGTAGGTGTAGATGATAACCTTAGTGTTATGAATAACTCTACCACAAATGTTATTAACGATAAGCTATTAACTGTCGGTAATGATAACACAACATCTGTTACAAATAATATGGCCACAACAGTTTTAAATAATAAGACTATAATGAATGCTGGTACATTCGGTCATACATCACTTGGTAATTATACATTAAGTGTTAATGCTAATCAGACAATCGGTGTGGTTGGTACATTAGGAGAAACCATTGATGGTGCAGTAACTGAAACGTACAGTGCTAATCAAACGACAAATGTTACTGGTATATTAGATATAGATGCATCAGCGTCTATGACTATAGATTCTCCTAATGGAAGTATTGATCTACCTGCAGGTAATATTACATCTAATGACGTTACATTACATACTCATACACATACAGAAGTACCAGGTACTGGTGGAGCATCAAGTCCAAGTCCAGCGACGCAAGAAACAACTGCGCCAACAAGTGGAACATAGGAGATATAAATGAGTTTATGTGGTAATAATAAAGCCTTAGATGATTTAAAGGCTAAACAATTAGAATTAGACGGACTGCTTGGCGGTGGTAAAGATTTACTTGGCGATATGGAAGCTAAGTTAAATGCTATGAAAGCTGATTTAGAATCCTTTAAACCTGAGTTACCACAGGTTGATAGCCTGCAATCCATGTTGAGTGATTTAACTGGTTTGACTAATCCTCTTGATAAAGCTGCATCCATTGCTGAATTAAAAGCAAAGTTTGGAGCAGCCTTAGATATAGATGCCCTTCTAGTACAATTAGGATTAGACGATATATTTAGCTTTGAGAAGCCAGATATATGTGCACTAGTTCCTAACGTAGAAGCTTCTGCTGATGGTACTGTAAAGGAACAACCAACAGAGCCTAAGGTTCCTGAAGAACCACCTGTAGCTGAAGAGCCAGTAGCGCTCTCGCCGTCTGATTTAGAGTATGGTAATAAGCGTGTTTTAATTCGATCTCTTAAACTCGCTAATGGCACACTTAAAAATTTAATGCATTTACAAATAGGGCCTTTAATTGGTAGTAAGAAAAAAGCTATTGAAATTATGTCTATTATATACCCAGAGTTTCATAAGTCTATAGCTGAAAGCAATGGTACAACATTTAATGAGTTAAAGTATTTTGACTATACAGAAGCTGAATGGCAAAATAAAAAGGCCAGGACATTAAAAAAATACCCTGACGCAGAACCATACATTGGCACCTTTGTAGATTTAGTAAGAGAAAAGTTCGATGAATCTTTAGATGATGGAATAGTAACAACATTCGATGAAGCATGTACCCAAGCAGTAGCAAGACAACAGGCTAAAATAGCTAATACATCGACTTAACAGGTATAAATAAAGGTATGACTAATATAGTAAACAACGGCAAAATACATTCACCCTATGCACTATCGGATAAAACGATAAGGTCTAGTAGCATCGCGCGTCAAAAGGGATATAGTGATTTAGATTTATCGCTGAGACTGCATCCTATCCGTAAAGATATCGTACCATTAAAGGACGATCAGGCTTTAAAAAACTCGGTAAAGAATTTAATATTGACTAACTTTTTTGAACGGCCGTTTCAATCAAATTTAGGTGGAAACTTAAGAGGAATACTCTTTGAACCGGCTGATGCTATTACTGAATTAGCATTAGAAGATAACATTAAGCGGGTATTAAAGAAAGAACCAAGAATAAAAACTCTTTTTGTAGAAGTAACAGATTTAGCTGATAATAACGCATATAGAATCACTGTTAAATTTTTAATTAAGCAATTTGACACAGCCTCACAGGTTGAAATTGTATTAAGAAGGTTAAGGTAAAATAATATGGCATCAAATTTAAACGTTACAGAATTAGATTTCGATCAGATTAAAGATAATCTAAAAAACTTTTTAAAGCAGCAGTCGGAGTTTAATGATTATAACTTCGAAGGCAGCGGATTGTCGACACTGTTAGATGTACTTGCATATAATACTCATTATAATGCTGTAGCTGCTCATTATTCTCTTAATGAAGCATTCCTTGATTCTGCTCAAATTCGTGGTAATGTAGTAACACGTGCAAAATTGCTAGGGTATGTTCCAAGGTCAGTTATAGCACCTAGAGCTACAATTAGTATTTCGGTAGATGCTACGGCCTCTGCAGCTGAGCAAAGACCAACCGAATTGACACTACCGCGCGGTACAAAATTTACCACAACCGTACAAGGTGAATCCTATGATTATATAGCACTGGATTCGCATACAGTTACAATAAGCAGTAATAACGAATTTGTATTTAATGATGTAGAAATTGCAGAAGGCACATATAAAACAGTGCAGTATAGAGTTGATAACGATATTGAAAGTCAAAAATTTCAAATTCCTGATATTGAAGCTGATATATCTACTCTTAGAGTTAGAATCCAAGCTAACGAAAAATCAGCTGCTAGTGATATGTATAATCGTTTTGAATCTTTGTTAAACTTGGATTCTTCTTCTAAAATATACTATATACAAGAAAATACTAGTGAAAAATACGAAGTGTATTTTGGTGATAATGTTATTGGTGCTAAACCAGAAAATAACAATGTTGTTACACTTGATTATGTGTATACACATGGCCCTGAAAGTAACGGTGCTGATTCTTTCCAGTTTACTGGAACTCTAGCTAAGCCAGATGGCCAGCAATTGGTAGAAGCTACATATTCTACTCCAACATCTATAGCAGCTGCTGGTAGTGGTGCTATACGTGAATCGATTGAATCTATTCGCTTTAATGCTCCTCTAACATTTACAGCACAAAATAGAGCGGTAACTTCAGACGATTATAGGGCTATTATTCTTAAATCGTTTGCTAATATTGCTTCTATCTCAACGTGGGGTGGGGAAGATAATGAGCCGGTTGATTTTGGTCGTGTTTATATTTGTATTAAGCCTCTTACTGAAGCGGTATTAACACAACAGGAAAAGGATACTATTATTAACTCTGTACTTAAAGGTAAGAATATTGTATCAATTACACCTGAGATTGTAGATCCTAATTTTACAAACCTAGAATTAGACGTATTCTTTAAGTACAATCCAAACCTTACTGACCGATCTTCAGCTGGATTACAAGGTATAATACGAGATACTATTTCTGATTACAACTTTAACCAGTTAAATAAATTTGATGGAGTATTCAGATATTCTCAGTTATTACAATTAATTGATAGTGCTGATCGATCAGTTTTGAATAGCACAGTTAGACCATATATGTTTAAAAATATATCAGCTAAAACTGATATTTCTAAAAATGATTTTACGCTATCATTTGCATCACCAATATTTCAAGCAGGTGAATCAACAGAGCATGTAATTAAATCTACGCCATTTAATATCAACGGTATAGCTAATTATTTTGGAGATGTTCCAATTGATGGATCAACTGACAGAAGGGTAATAGCGTATCGCGTAGTTAATGGTAAGAATATCACAACATTAAACGATGTTGGAAAAATTACACCAGCTGCTGGCTTAGTTAGAATTAATAACTTTATCATCGATGCTGATACTGAAATTAAAATTACGGTTACACCAAACAGTTTGGATATTGCGCCTAAACGCGATCAGCTATTAAATATAGATCAAACTTATGTTACTATTACGCCTGAGGTTGATACTATCGCTACAGGCGGTGCTTCTGGAACTATTGATTATACCACTAACTCAAGGTTAAGATAAGATGGCTGAAAATAACTCACCTGGTTATATAGAGGCAATTGCTTCTAGTAAAAGAAAGTCTAAAGAAGATCTAAGAATTGATCAATTAATTCCTAGTGAAATTTTACAAGATTCCGGTGAGAGTGGAATTAAGTTATTATTAGAAAAGTATTATGAGTTCATGAATATAGACGAATTCATATACAGCGACAACGAAACCCACACTGATCTAATTTTAGATAATAAAGCTACTTTTAGAATTAGAGATGCATCTAATGATAATAATCAATTTTATACAGATGAAACTGGTGGATCTTCTACTCTAACTATTACTTCATTCGATGAATTTCTTCCAAAAGCCGCATCCTTTGATGGTACATCAACAAGCATTATCAACACAACAGAAAACACTATTCTTTTAACTGCTGATCAGCAGGCTGGTATGCCACTAGGATCAATAGTTAGATACAATGCGACTAGTGGTCAGACTGTCGGTAATTTAGAGCACCATAAAACTTATTATATTGCGTATAGCTTCGGCGGTAAAATTAAATTATCTGAAACATTAAATGGAAATATTCTTAATATTAGTGCAGTAGCTAGTGGCGGAAATCATAGCTTTTCTGGTATATCTAAAACCATTAATGTGGGTATATCAGCAAATAATATAGCAATAAGCAATGGTAATGAATTGCCAGGATCACTTAAAAAATCTGAGTCTGATATTGGTAAAACATTAACAGTAAATGGATTGGGTGCATTCAATGGCTTAAGCGCTAATATTACAACACCCATAACCAATTGGGTTGGACCAGGGCCTTCTTATATTTTAAATAGCATTGAAGATGCTATGGACATCGATAAAAATTCTGATAGTGAAATAGATACAACTAATCAGTATTTAGAAATGATGCAAAAAGAAATTGCTGCAGCTATACCAAGAAGTGTATCTACTGTTAATCTAAATAAAAATACCCTCTATAAAAGAATTGTTGACTTCTATAAAATTAGAGGCTCGTCAGATTCTATAGAAACATTCTTCAGACTATTATTCAATGATAGTGTTGAAGTTAGTAAGCCGTATGACAATACTTTAGTTCCATCAACAAGTGATTGGAGCAATGACACTGAGCAGTTTATTAGTACTAAGGGATTTCTTTCTGAAAAGAAAATTAGATTGCACGATAGTTATCGCTATCAAAAATATTCTTATCTAATTAAAACTGGTAAAAACCTAGAAGATTGGGAAAATGTATTTAATAGGCTAGTTCATCCAGCTGGATTTATATTCTTCGGTGAAATTTTAATTCTATTAGAAAATATACGAGCTAATGAATTATCCTTTGGCGATAATACAAAAATTGTTACTCGACAAACTAAAGATCCTCAAACTGGTTTACCAGTAATACAAACTATTCCTGCATATGGTAATGATAAAGATGAAAAAAGATTTACATTATCTTCAATGCCAGGAATCCAACCTGGCATCATTGGAATTGAAGACATCCCATTGCTAGTTAAAGCAATTGCTAGACTGTATGGTCCTAAACCAGAAGCTTTCAACTTTGCGGCCGCGTCAGCATCTCCAATACTTGATAGCAATGGTACAATTACTTCTTTTGATATTATTCAAAGTGGTTCAGGTTATACAACTGCACCATCAACTGCGGCCGGCAGTATTACAGTTACTGGTACTAATACAACGCCTGCTAACGTAACATCAGTAATTGATTCCAATGGTAAGATTGAGTCAATTACTATTAATAACGGTGGTGCTGGATATACCAGTGCGATTGGTATATCCATAGCTAATCCAATTGACAGTGATGGTAATACCCTTACGCAATTATCACATATTAATATGAATCGACTATATGGCAAAAAGTTTAGACAAAAGCCTGCCATATACATCGAACCACCTCAAGCAAAGGATGCTGATGATCTTCCATTAGCAACTAATGTTCAAGCTTCTGCTGAGTTTAAGTTACAACCTACTGGTGTCGAGCATATAAAGGTTACGGATAGAGGAAGTGGATATACTTCTAGCCCTGGTGTAACCTTTACTGATCCACATGTATATTATACTGCTGCTCCGTTATTCTCTGATGATTTTACAAATGCTTCAGTTTCTACATCAAATTACGATAGCTGGAGAAATGTTCCTCCAGGCAATGGCGAATCAGCTACGCATACTATCTCTATTGAAGACGATCCAGATGATAATACCAATAAAGTTTTAAAAGTTCAAACTGATAATGGCCAAGACACTAATGCGTCTGGTAGTGCCGGTGGAGCAGTTAATTTATTATCTAAGTGGTATCCAGATAATATACACATTACTCAAGGGAATGTAATTAAACTAAAATTTAGGGCCAAGGTTCCATCAAGTGGCGGAGCTACTCAAGTAAAAGCCGCGTATTCGACTAGTCAACACGGTAATTCTAATTGGAAACCGTTTACACCAACCACGGAATGGCAAGACTTTGAATTTGAGTATAGCATTTCTGCTGAGGCGATTACTAACGAAGATTATATTGCTTTTCAAGGGGATGGTTCTAATGGCATCGTATATATTGACGATGTTAAAGTTATTATTAAGAAAGATTACCCCCAAGCGACAGCGATAATAAATAATCTTGGACAAATAGATGGCTTAAAGATAGCACACTCGGGCAGTGGATATAGGTTTAAACCTATTGTAACTATCGTTGGCACTGCTCAAGGCGAAGCTTATATGCAACCTTCTGAAATAGCAAGTGTGCATATAATTAGCCACGGGCATGGATATGTTCGTAATCCTGATGTTAGAATAGCGTCAGACATGCAAGCAGAAGAACGCGTAGTTGACGAAACGATTAAGCTGATATTATCTTTAAATCACATCGATGACGGATCAAGTATAATTTACGACAATAGCTATTACGGTCGTAAGGGTGATGCGTACTATACAACTAGTAAAAAATTCGATTTAAATCAGACTATTCAACAATTTGGTAGTCAAACGATTGAATCAAACAATATAAATAACATAAATAAATATAACATTAATTCTTTTTTCAAAAAATAGAAAACTATAGGATAAACTAAAATGGCCGCTATAATTACAACACCATTTAGGATCAGAAATGCTGAAAACTTTAAAGCTGATGTTACTTCTAGTAATGTATACATTGGTATTGGTAAAGCAGATGCTTGGTCAACTAATGTAAGCGATACTTCTGATACTGTTGAGTCAGTCCCGGGAGATCACATTGACGATGCATTTAATGCTCAACAGAATCTGATCGGACTTAAAAAGGTTGGTACCGGTAACATTTCTCATGTAGTTCGAAGAATTGACTGGGCTGATGGTAAAGTATTTACCGCATATGATTCTAGCAATACTAATTTGTACAATGATGATTTTTACTGCTTAACATCTGAATTTAAAGTATACAAATGCGTTATCGGTGGACCAAGTGGATCGACCGTACAGCCTAACCATACTACTGCAGATATTACTGGATATGGCGATGGTTATTATTGGAAATATATGTACACAATTATTGCTGCTGATTCCGAAGCGTTTTTAACGAATTCATTTATGCCAGTTAAGACTCTAGTGTCGGATCCTGGCTCTAACTCAGCTGACGCAGGCCAATGGAATAACCAGCAAAGCTCAGCCAGTAGTGCCACTGTTCAAGGTATTGAACGTTTAGTAATTACAAATGGCGGTAGTGGCTATTCTGCAGCCGATAACTTTAATTTTGGAACATTATCAAAAATTACAGGTGACGGCACAAATGCTGCATTTACTAACGGCGATGTTACTGTTACTAACGGTGCTATTACTAGCATTGAAATTAATGCTCCAGGCAGTGGCTATACTGTAGCAGATGTTGTTATTGGATCTGACGGCCCTGGTGCAAATGCAACGGCCAGAGCTGTTATTGCCCCAGTCGGAGGACACGGCGTAGATCCTGTTTCTGAACTAGGTGGATTCTTTATTGCAATTAATACTCAGTTAACTGGTGTCGAAGTAACAGCCGATAACGACTTTAGACAAGTTAGCATTATTAAAGATCCTAAGAAGATTGACGGCAGTGCTATTACTGCTACAACAGTACAAACATTAAAGTATTTACATACGACCACATCTATTACTAACTTTTTACCAGATATGAGAGTTCAGGGTAATACTAGTGGCGCCGTAGCATATGTAGCATTTACTGATACTACTAATAACAGAATTTACTTTTATCAAAACGAAAAAACTGGTTATGGTACTTTTCAAAATAGCGAAGTAATTACTTCTACACCCGGCAGTCACACCGCTACGTTGCAGTCGACCGCAGTAGTCACAGACACTAGTGCAGGTGGGCCGTATGACGTTGGTACTGGTGATGTTTTATTCTTAGAAAACAGACAACCTATTAACCGAAGTGCCACACAGATTGAAGATATTAAATGTATTATTGAATTTTAAAAGAGAGAATATTAAATGGCTATCACCAATGTAAAAAATAGTTTTTCCGATTATACCTTTGATGATTTTGATGAAACTAAAAATTATCAACGGATATTGTTTAAGCCTGGATTTGCAGTCCAGGCCAGAGAGCTTACACAATTACAAACCGCGCTGCAAGCTCAAATTGATAAACTTGGACAATTTGCATTCTCTGACGGCCAACGAGTAATTAATGGTCATCCAACATTAAACGTCGATTTGGATTACATTAAGATTGAACCTCAGCATAGCGGTAGCGCCGTTACTAATCCTGAGTTATTTCTAGGATCAGTTATAACTGGTTCTGCTAATGCAACTAACCAAGTTACAGCTACTGTTATTCATGTTGAAGCTGCAACTGACACGGATCCAATTACACTATATCTTCAATATACATCTTCAGGTGGTGCAAATAGAAATATTTCTAAATTGGTTGCTGGAGAAAGTATTTCGGGTCCAGTGATTGTAGGTGGTTCTACTATAACCAAAAGCGCTACAATAGGCGGTGGTGCTGGTAGTACTATTGCTAATGCAGATAATGCGGTTGGTGTTGGATCTCAAGTTTCTATAAGTGAAGGTGTATACTTTATTAGTGGAAATTTTGTTCACATCCCAGCAGCTTCACTAATTTTAGAAAAGTATACTAATTTAGCCAACTATATTGTTGGACTTCAAATTTCTGAAAGCGTAGTTAACTCAAGCACCACTGGCCATACTGGGTTATTAGATAATGCAAGCGGCAGCACTAATGCTTCAGCGCCTGGCGCCGATCGCTATGTTATTGATACAACCTTAATTAAGCAAGCTGTTACTGATGATGATCCGGCCGGGATTATAGCGAGAGCTAATGCACTTATCGGTGTCGACAACTATATTCATCTTCTTACAGTAAAGAATGGCATATCATTTTCTAATGTTGAAGCTAATGTTGATACTGAGTTAAATAAACTTTTAGCTGAAAGAACGGAAGAAGAATCTGGTAACTACACAGTTGATCCGTTTGTTTTAGATATTAAAGAAGATAAAAACGAAAATGGTAACTTTGGCCATTCTGCTACCGGCGATACCGATAAAATATTCGTAGGCATCGAGCAAGGTGTTGCGTATGTCGAAGGCCACAGAATCCAAACTGCTAAAAACGGGGAAGTTAGATTAGATAAACCTCGAGCTAATGACACCGAAGTTGTTGCAGAAACTATTCAATCGGTTGGATATGGTAACTTTATCGAATTAGTAAAAGCTGAAACCGAAGGCGTACCAGATATTACAGATCTTTCAACACTTGAGCTCTGGAATGATGCGACTGCAGGTGCTTCTGGAGCAGGTGCTGGTACTCAAATTGGTACCGCACGTGTTAGAGATATGAGATATGATAGCGTAAAGGATGTTTATAGATTATTTATCTTTGATATCAAAATGACCTCAGAGTCGTTTGGTGCGGTTAAGGCTGTTAAACAGGAAGATTCAAACACTAATGACACTTTTAATGCTAAATTGAGCACCCCAGGTAAAGTATTCCAAGCTGCTAATAACTCATTAGTCTATAAACTTCCAGCTAATGCAATTAGTACTCTTAAAGATGGATCTTCTCATACTGTTGATGCTGACTTCAGAGTAGAGGTTGTATCTTCAGCTAGTGTAACTGGTGGTGCCGTAACGGTAGCACTTGGAACTCCTTTAGCTAATAAAAATGATGTTTTAGTATATTCTGGTGATGCTGACACATCTGGATATCCTAGAAGAGTTCATGCGTTAGGCGCTGGCAATTTTGCTGGCACTGTAAGCGTTGGTGATTCATCAATGGCCTTACAGAATCTTGACGCATCACTTAATGGTCAACAATTGGTAGTTATGTTTACTACTAGAAAAACTAATACGGCTGCTAAAACAAAAACTTATACACTAAATGCAACTAAAACGTTTTCAATTTCTGGCGGTAGCATAGCTTCATCTTATACCTTAAGCGCACATGACGCTGTTAACTTACACAGTGTTCAGAGAACAGCAAACAGCGGCGGTACTGCTATATCTCCAGCTGAAGATTTTACTGATTCGTTTATTTTAGATGGTGGCCAAAGAGATAATTTTTATGATACTGGTAAGGTTGTTGTTAAGCAAGGTGCTATATTACCTAATGGAACTTACACTATAACCTTTGATCATTTTCAACACGGTGGATCAGGCGATTACTTCTCTGTAGATTCATATATACCTGGAACCACAGGCCTATCGACTGTCTATGATTTAATTCCAAACTATAAGGGCACATCTCTCAGAGATGCTATTGATTTTAGGCCGACGAAAAAGATTGACAATGATTCTTTTGTTACAACTGGTACTGGCGGCGCGGTTACCTTTACTAGCGGTATTTGTCCATCTGAAGGTTCTATTGAATTAAGGTTAGAGTATTATAAAGGAAGAATTGATAAGCTATTCTTAAATAAACGAGGCGAATTTGTAGTTATTAAAGGTATAGCAGATAGAAAACCTGTAGCACCTGAAGGCATCGAAGATGCTATTCATTTATATACGTTCATTCTCAATCCTTATGTATTCGGCGTACAAGACGTAATTGTTATCCCAATAGATAATAGACGATACACAATGCGCGATATAGCAAAAATAGATAAGAGAGTTAAGAATTTAGAATATTATACTTCGCTTTCTTTGCTTGAAAAGTCAGCAGCACAGGCTGATATTAGTGATAGCATAGGTGACGTAAGATTTAAAAACGGATTTATTGTAGATGGATTCTTTGGCCACAATGTTGGTAATCCATCTAACCCAGAGTATTCAGTATCAATTGATTCTAAAAATGGAATACTGCGACCAAAGCACGATACTAAATCTGTAAATATAATTAGAAAAACCAGTGATTCTAGTTCAAGTTCCACGAATGTTGCAAGGGCTGCAGCTGATAAAAATTCGAATAAATGTACTACTTCAGTCTCTGGTGGTATTGTAACTCTTCCATATACAATTAGAACTGAAATAGATCAACCTTATGCATCTTATGCTGAATTTGTTAATCCATACAATGTAATTGCGTGGGATGGAACAATGAAGCTTTCACCAGAATCTGATGAATGGAAGGAAGTAGATCAGCGACCTGATGTTATTGTTAATGATAATAGTCAGTATGATCAATTTGTTGCTATGGCTAACGCTGAAGGTATTTTAAATACTGTTTGGAATGAATGGGAAACAAATTGGACCGGTGAAGAAATACTAAGCGAGACTTCGTATACTGATACAATTGATATGCGAGTAGGGGATAACGAAGCCAGGGTCGAGCGACAAACTGGAACAACCAATTCACAAGATAAGTGGTTTGCAGACGTTACAACTAATATCACTGCAATAAAAACCACTTCAACTCAAACTCGGTCTGGTACTCAAGCTTCTATAGAATCTTCAACTCAATCAAAAGTTATTGGTAACTTTACAGTTGAGACTAGCTATATACCATTTATGAGATCGCGTAAAGTATACTTTGATGCACAATTATTAAAACCTAATACTAAAATGTATGCATTCTTTGATGGTGCTGACGTAACATCTTACTGTAAGCAAGAAATGGCTGGTGCGGCGCACGCAGATTCAGACTTTGTGGAATTTAGCTCTATTGTTAATGGCAATGCTTCTGTAACATATAAAGGTGCTACATCGCATAACAACGCCACTTCAGGAACTGGAGGTGGTGTACTAACCACTGACGCTTCAGGGCGATTGATTGGTTCACTTATTATTCCAAATAATTCTACGTTTAGATTTAAAACGGGTACTAAAACGTTAAAGCTTACTGACTCATCTACTAATAACACCGGCGCTTTAGAAGATGAAACAACTTCGGTTATTGAAAATTATTATGCTCAAGGTTTATTAGAAACTAGACAAAGAACTATCATTAACACTAAAGTTCCTCGTATTGTTCACAAAGAACTACGCAAAAGCAGAACAATTACAAGCAATAGAACCGATGTATCTCACGAACTGGTTAAGTACTATGACCCTATTGCAGAGTCATTTGTGGTTGATACTGATGGCGGAATTTTTACAACTGGTGTTGAATTATTCTTTAATAAAATTGACCCATCCATTCCAGTTACAGTCTCGATCAGAGAGGTTCAAAATGGTATACCAACTCAAATAGTAATACCAGGAGCAGAAAAAATTGTATATCCATCTGATATTGTTTCAGGCACTGCGTTTACAACATCAAATTATGATGTGGCTGATGCTAGTAATGCTACTGAGATAAATTGGGATTTTCCAATTCACCTGAAACAAGGTAAGGAATATGCAATTGTTTGTATTTCTAACTCAGACAAATATAAAGTATTTGTTGCCGAAACCAGTAAATTTGACTTAACAGATACTAGTTTTAGAATTACTAAGCAACCATTTAATGGAGTGTTTTTCACCTCGGCTAACGCTTCGACCTGGTCGCCAGAGCAAAATAAAGATCTTAAATTTAAGCTAAAGAGAGCTTCGTTTAGCACTAGTGCATGTACTATGAATTTAGTCAATGACAAATTGCCATTAGATGCTTTGCCTAATAATCCGTTTACATTCTTAGGAAACGTCGATGGAAATAGCACAAGAATACGAGTTAGCCATCCTAACCATGGAATGTATGGAGTAGAGGCATCCATCGGCCAAGCGATACACAGTGTTAGTATTTCTGGTGTAGCTGGAACGGTGAATGGTGTCGTAGCTGCTAGAATAAATGGAAACCATAACGTTGTTGGCGGAAGTCAAACACTAGATAGTTATGAAATTATAGTTGGTGCGTCTGGATCCACGGCTCAAATTACGGCTGGTACTGTAGGTTTAGCTGGAGGTGGTGCAAACATAAAAGCTTCTTCAAATAGACCATATAATATTCTAAAATTAAGCAGTTCAACTATTGAATTTAAAGACTCTACTATTTCTTATAAAATGAAAGGAGCCACTGCTCGATCACAAGATAGTAATAATGTAACTTTAGATAGTGCATATACTATACTTCCAGCTGGTACAGACTATAAGCCAATTTTAGCAAATAAGAATATGGTAATGGAGCAGCCAATGCTTGTAGCATCTGATAGAAATCAAACCTTTGCTAACATTGGCAGTGAATCATTCCAATTAGTATGCACATTTAAAACTGAAAATGAAAATGTAAGTCCTGTATTAGATCTTAATAGAACATCACTAATTACTGTAAGTAATAGAATAAACGATGCAACAACATTATCATCTAACTATGGCACTTATCACGTAGCCGATACTAAGAGTACTAACACTACTAATGATGCTAAGTATATTACTAAAACCGTGGAATTAGATTCATCTGCAGAAGAGATAGATATATATCTTAATGCAAATAGACCAAATCATAGTAATATCGATGTATTCTATAAGGTTGGTCAAGACGATGCTGTAATTGGCGACGAAGACTGGACTTTACTTGAACCAGAAAGTGCAATTCCAATTAACGATAACGGAGTTTATAGTGAAGTTCATTACGTAAAAGACTTCGGTCAATTAGCAACTCCAATAACATTCAGTAAATTTATTATTAAGATTGTCTTAAGATCTCAAAATAGTTCTAATGTTCCAACCGTAAAGGACTTTAGAGCAATTGCAACACTATAATGAAAAGAATAAAAGTAGAAGATAATTTGAATTTAGAGCGTGATCGGTCGTCTAGTGCTATTATAAATAATAGTGAAACAGCATATAAGCAGCGACTTAAGCAAAAACAAGCAAGAAAAAAAGGCGTTGACGAAATTGCCGAAATAAAATCCGAACTAGCTGAAATAAAAGCATTACTAAAAAAATTAGGTGGTAACTAATGGCCAATGAAACAAAAATTTCAAAAACTAATACATTTGAAGAATGGAGACATAAGACGAATGAGATTTCGTTTGATGTTGGTGGTAATGATTTATTAGATGAAAGATTATCTAATAGATTATATACTTACAATAGCGTTAGTGGGACAAATCAAAATATCATCACAGGTAATGATAATACTCCAGCTACTGCTCAGACATTAGATTTTGAAATTCTTCCAGATACAAAGTTAGACAATACTAGTGGTTATATCATTCTTGCTGATGGTACAAGTATTACAAGTCTTGTCGCTAACTCAACAATAACCCAAGATGGGGGATTTAATGCAAGTATTGTTTCCGCTGTTACGGTTGATAATAAGCCTAAGATTTTAGTAACTAATAGTACTGGGACATTCGATTCAACTGAAGCATTGAAGATATCTGGCAGTGAAGTTGTAAGCGCCTCTAATGTTATTCGCCAAGTTACAGAATCATATAGATCTGGATCTATTGTTGTAAAAAGCACCGATGGCTCTACAATTACTACTCATTTAAATGATTTAAGTGCAACTGGTTATCATATACCTAACGTGTCAAGTAGAATCACGTTAACTGGATCACCTACAGCTAAGGTTGTTCCTCTAACCGAAGGAACTGTAGTTTATCAAGGCAACCAGCAATCAGTTAGCGCGACCGAAGCAGAAGTGGCTGCACATGCCTCGACTACATTTGTTGGAACCATTTATCACGCAAATGACAATTACATATACCTAAAAACAACTAGTGGCACGTTTAATAAAGCTAACGGCGTTAAACTAGTTGGATTAGCAAGTGGTTCTAATTTAGCTCAAAGCTATTTTGATGTCGATCTAGAGCCTTATGGAACAAGCACTAGAGGCCAATTTATTGAATTTAATAGTGGTTTATCTGCTGGGCTTAATGTTACAATATCAGCCAGAGATTTAATAACTGTAGTAAATGAACTTCAAACCGATGTCGGTAAAATTGAAGATTTAACTACAGACGCTGCGGATGTTACACTTTCTATTAACGAGCTAGAAGATGCAGTTCGTGGCACTAGCGCAGATTATACATTAGCTACTGATTCTGCCTCTGGGCTTATTGGTGGTGTTAATGAACTAGAAGCTGCATCACGTGGTGATAGTTCTGCTACCAATTATACTGTAACTACTGAGTCGACCGAAGGATTTGCTGGTGGTATTAATGAACTTGATACTGCACTTAGATCTGCTACAATGCAATCTAGTAATGCTTTGGTATCTGCTACTCTTACTACTACGGCCAACGATATCACTACTGCAATTAATGAACATGACGCTGAATTAGGAACTATTACATCACAACATATGGGAACAACAGCTTCTAATGTGGGTGACGCTATTGCTGAAATTGAAGGCCAAATTGGTACAGAAGATATCTCAGCTATCGATGCTGGTGATACTAGCAACACAATATATGGAGCTCTAAACCAATTGCATGGTGAAATCGGTGCTGCAGATATTAGTGGAATTTCAGGCACTGATAATACAATTTCAACTGCGTTAAACCAGTTACACGATGAAGTAGGTAATGTTGGCAGTGGATTAACTGGATTAACAGCTACTGATCTAACCGCAGCTGTAGACGAATTAAGAACGGATATTGGTGACGTAGGAACTAGTGGTGCAACATTAACTACTAATACTAACATTGTAGCTACTGATCTTACAGCTGCAGTTGTTGAATTGGATACTACTATTGGTTCGGGTGTTATTACAGGCGTCGGCACTGAAGCAGCCGGACTTGGTAACTTAACCTCTGCTATTAATGCAATTGACGCTGGATTAGGTAATGCTACTAGTTATAACGTTCATCACTACGGCGCTAATACTGTAGCCGAATCATTAACTAAATTACAAAGTGGTTTAAGTAGCAATGATGATGAAATTTATGATATAATGCAAGCTATTGATGGCGGCCGACCTGGAACCATTAGATTAGTAAACAACGCTACCATTCCAGCATCCTATGCAGCAGGTGATGTTCTTACACAGAGCGGTGGATTTAGAGCAACGATCGTTGCTGGCGGAATAAACAACACAAATAAAACTATCAACGTTAGAGACATCACTGGTATATTTAGCTCTTCTCAAAATATAACTAATAGTGGTAAGACTACCATTAGTGCTAATAGCGTTAATGCAATGGATAAAGTTGACACTACAATTTCTGCAAATGGAATAGGTGCAACAACTATCAAAGGTGCACTTGAAGAATTAGCACTAAGACAAATTATAGCGGGTGATGGCCTAGCTGGTGGTGGTAATCTATTTAGTAACAGAACACTTGATATAGAAATAGCTGGTGGCGGTGGACTATCATTCAATGTATCAGCGCCGGTTAATGCTAATGTCGGGGCTACGGCACAATGGAAAGGATTTCAAACTGTTAGTGCTATTGTAAATACTAATGAAAAAGGCACCAAGCTCTTTGATGATGGGCCCTTTACCAATGCTGCTCGAGTTGCTAATCAAAAATTTGCTGTTAGCGGTAGTAGTGGTAATATTACACTTGCACCCAATACTCAGATCTTCGAAGATGACACTATGACAGACGGGGTTGATCTGAACACAGTTATTGCTAGAAACTCGGCTGATGACGATGGTGGAATATACCTTGAAGCATTTAATTTCCTAGAAAATAATTCTTGGAGAAATAGAACATTAACATTTAGTGGTACAATCGATACTAAAACTTTACATAGCAGATACTACGTAAAGGCATTTATCAAATATCTAAATTCAGATGACGATTATAATTTAATAGAAGAAGTTGAAGTTGATCTTAAAACCGCGGCTAATGATACCTTTTCTATATCATTAGCAATTCCTGATGGTGGTAATATTGTACCTCAAGTAGGTTTTGTTGTCGGTGGTGTTAATACTTCTGCAACAGATCAAGCAGCAATTGCTGGTACTTCTATAGTAGCATCTAATGTCCAGCTATCTGTAAGTGCTGCGGCTGGTGGTGGTCAATTAGCAGTAGACAGTAGCGTTATTAGAACTGGTGATTCTGGCGGCACCGCGTTAAATCAAACATTTAATAGTAATATTAACTTTAGTTCGAGTAACACCTTAACGTTCCCAGCTGGCTCTACACTAGATGTTTCAGCTGGTTCTATATTAATCGGCGGTGGTGGTGAAGTTGACGTAGCTTTCGATACAGCATTCTTAAAACTGCAGGCCGGTACTGCAACACACGGCGTAAAGGTAGATAGAAGTCAAGCCGCTATGGGGGCGCTTTATAGTAATCTTATTCCTTCACAGGCTACGGTAATTAGTGCAGGAAACGATGCTGAAATAAAATGGAATGAAGGCCAGGTTATCGCCGCCAAAGGTCATAGAGCTTGGCAGGTTACTGGCTTAACCAGTGGTGCAACTCCATCGGCTCAAACGGTTGACCTAGTAACATTCTATAATGCTGGTGAATTGCTTGCTAATACTAGTGAAATTACTACAACCTGGGATGCTAATGCTAATACATTTTCCTCAGCACTTGGCACTTCAGGTGTCACTGCTGGAACCGTTGGTTCTGCTACATCTATTCCAGTTATTACTGTAGATAATAAGGGAAGAATTACTGCAACGAGCACGGCCGCTATTACTACTACTATGAATATAGCAGCAGATAGCGGTGACGATCGAGCAATTGATCTTGCGGCTGATACCTTTACAATAGCTGGTACAAGTAGTGAAATTACAACCACAATGGTTGCAGATGACGATTCTACAGTGGATACTATACAGATTGGATTGCCGGCCAGTGTAACTGTTAGTAGTAATTTAACCGTAAGTGGTGCTGCAGCATCAACAAGTAGCACTACTGGTGCTTTAACTGTAGCAGGCGGTGCTGGTATCGGTGGTGATTTATACGTTGGCGGTAACTTACAAGTTGACGGAACACAAACAATTTTCAACACCGAAACGATAACCGTTGATGATAACATAATCGTATTAAACGATAATAAGGAAGGTGACGCCGGAACAGAAAAGGCCGGTATTGAAATTGAACGTGGCAATGACGCTAATGTACAGTTGCGATGGAATGATGATGGCGATGTTTGGGAATTAACAGTAGATGGTACAAATTATAGCACAATTATTACAGAGGCTACTGACTACGATAATTGGGTATTAGCAAGTGGTACTACTGCCGGAACTGCTAATATTAGTAATGGAAATACCGTTACATTTAGTGCAGGTACTGGCCTCACCACTTCGCGCAGCTCGAAAACCATAACTTACGCACATGCTGACACCTCGACAGTTGCAACTGTTGACAATAGTGATGGTAACGTATTACAAGATATTGGATTTGATACTTTTGGTCACGTTACATCAGTCGCAAGCACTGATCTGGATACTCGTTATATAAGATCATTCGATGTCCGAGACGGTGATGGTACTGAAAAGGTAATAACACAAAATGAAGTATTTAAGTTTAAAGAATTAACTGGTGATGGTGCGACGATTGATATTAATTTTCAGACCGATGGTACCATAGGCACAGGTGCAGATGAGCAAGTATCACATATACTAGGCTTTAAAATTACAAATAATGATAAGGGTTCAGGGCAGAATATCTTTAAAAATGTTGCTGTAAATCCAACTATCGATGGTGGGCATACTTTTACTGATACAGGAACTATAGCAGCTGGTTCTAATACAGATACATTTACTTTCTATCCTGATTCGGGTATTGATATTGACGTAGATGCTACTAATAAGTCTATTAAAATTAAAAATACGTCGTTAGGATCTAATCAAAATATCTTTAAAACCATAAAGGCCTTTAATCATGGTGAGGCCGGCACTCAAATTGGTTCAGATATTACAGCTGGATCAAACAGTAGTACGTTAAACTTTAAAGAAGTTCAGAAGAGCAGTACAACCGGTATCGAATTATCTATAATTGGTACTGATACTATTGGAATTGCCCACGCAGACACCTCGACGCAAGCTAACATTAGCAATACCGGTACTACAAATAAATTTATCCAGAATTTAACATTCGATGCATACGGTCACGTCACTGGCCAGACAAGTGGTACAGTGTCAATTGGTAACGGAGTACTTACATTAGCAGGTGGTACTCTTCTTCATATTAATGAAGATGATAAAAGCTTTAGTGCAAACCAGATAGGTAACCAAACTATTACGCTTGATCACGATGCTGTTACGCGTACTAATACCACTGCTACGGGAAGCTTATCGGCTAGTGGAACCTTTACCGCTATAACAGGTCTAACGAGCAGCGCCGAAGGACATATAACCGGCGCCGAAACTAAAACATATACTCTTCCAGCAGATAATAATACAACATATTCCGCACATGCCGGAGGCGGATTAAAGTTAGTCGGAAATCCTAGTACCCAATTTAAGCTTAACGGTGCTGGTATCGGTAATAATGTAGATTTAAATACTCATACAACGACTGGGTACTTTGTCCAAGCGACTAATGATAACGTAAATGAAGGTAATAATTATCCGCCGATTCCAGGTATTGCTACTAACGATGCTAATAATACTGCGGGTGCTGGTGTATTACACGTAATAAATGCTCACGATTTAGCCGACTCTACTGGCTCGCCGACCGCTCATATCATTCAAACATATTATGAATATAATACCACTAATGTATGGGTGAGATATTACTACACCAACACCTGGACTGCCTGGAGAAACTTGGCACAAGATACTAACACTAATACTCAGTTGACTACTGCTCAAGTTAGAGGAAAATTTAGCGGCAGTGGTGTCAATACCAGTACAGGCGTTATTACCAACACCCAGTACAGTGTAGGTGATAACGGCCTAACCCAAAAGAATTTCACCACTACTCTAAAAAATAAGCTGGATGCTATAAGTGCCAGTGCTGATGTTAACCAAAGTGCCTTCTCTCATGTCCAACCTCAGCTTAACAGCGTGAATTATGGCACCAAGGCCTCGGCCGACTCTGCGACAGATACTCTTACTCTTAATGGATTAAGAGGTATGGTGGTCAACGGCACGGACAATGACCTACTTCAGATATTTCCAGCACATAATAGAACATATGACAGCGGTACTACCGATCAGGTCATCGGCCATACTTTTCATAAGACGATGTACGACGTATCCTATGGCATCAGGTGGTTCAGTGGGGCTAGTGCTGCAACAGAGGTTATGAGGCTTCTCAGAGATTCAGGTGATTTACACGTTAAAGGTAATATTATCGCTTACTCATCAACTGTACCATCTGATGAAAGACTAAAAGATAATATTGAAGTTGTCGATAACGCTCTAGATAAAGTATCACAATTAAAAGGTGTTACATTTGATTGGAAGAAAGATGGTAAAAAATCTGCTGGTCTTATTGCACAGGATGTAGAAAAAGTATTGCCTTCAGCGATATATGAAACCGAAGTTGGCTTCGAAGATCCAGACCAAGACAGCGAACCGTATAAAGTTGTTGCATATTCTCAGGTAACATCTCTTTTAGTTGAAGCTATTAAAGAACTTAAAGAAGAAAATAAATTGCTTAGAGCTGATCTTGAAGAACTAAAAAGCATAAATAATAAGTAAATAGGATAAAAGAACATGGCGATTGTTTCAAATTTAGTAATAGACCAGGGATCAACTTTTTCTGCTGACATCGATGTAACTGATCGCAATGGCTCTGTTCTTAATCTTTCTAATTATACTACTGCAGGCCAGATCAGAAAAACATATAGTTCATCTACTTCAGTTGCATTCACCACATCAGTTTTTGATGCCGCGGCTGGAACTGTACGCATTCAATTATCGTCTACGCAAACTGCAGGAATGAAAGCAGGTAGATACTTATACGATATTGAAATTGTATCACCTGATAGTCAAGTTACTAGAATTATTGAAGGACAAGTGGAAATAACTCCTGGCGTAACGAGAGCATAATCTAATGTCTATCAAAGCTAAGATAAGACAAACCAGTAATTTAAAGGGTAAGCATACTTTAAATAATCAACTTGTGTCTCAAACCGTTAAGCTTAGCGCAGCTGGTTTATCACTTGGCGACTTGGTTAATGTTAACCCTATCGGCCAAGTTAATAACGGTGTTTTAAAGTACGATTCTAGCAATAATGAATATATTGTAGCACTACCACCAAATTTACTAGTAACAGCTGATACTAACGATGATGGTAATACTGGGGTAGTAATAGGAACTGATGATTTACGATTAGCTGGTACTGGAAATCAGCTTACAACCACGCTATCTAATGACACCGTAACGTTTGCGCTTACGAACGATGTAATCATACCCAATAATCTTACTGTTAATAATGATCTAACAGTAACGGGCACTCTTAATATCAATACCGCTTTAGACATTGCTGATGGTGGTACTGGTCTTACTGCAGTTACTGATAAGTCTATAATGACAGTAACTGCAGGTGCGATTTCATTCCTCACAAATGCCACTGAAGGAGCTATTGTTCAGTTCGACTCAAGTGGTGATCCCATATCTTCTACGCTTATTGATGGCGGATCTTACGACTAAGATTCTTTTCCTTATAAATAGATCTATATAAACCGTATATACGGTGGTTAATTTATAAACTCTATATAGAGATTGAACATAGGAGAAGCCAACATTGGCCAGAAAAACTGACATCAGACTCAGACGGTCGGCGGTAGCCGGCTCAGTTCCAAGCGAAAACCAACTTAATCTTGGCGAATTAGCTATTAATACGGCTGATGGTGCTTTGTACTTCAAGAAACGTGATAGCAGCGATAATGAATCAATTATTACCGCTCACGATAACAATATCTTACACATCGATAGTACTAATGCTCGCATTGGTATTGGTACGCTTACGCCATCTAGTAAATTAGATGTTGCTGGTGGCATTATTGCTTCTGGTGACTCAGCGTTTGGTGCTACAGCTGTTACTGCTGATGGAAGCAAAAGAACTGTACATATAAATGACGATACACATGGATCTGCTCTTAGGTTATCTCAAGGATCAAATGGCTCTCTTATAAGATATGATGATACTAATGGCATGCAAGTTGGTACCGTCGCAAGCAAAGCTTTAAAACTAGAAACGAATGATACCACAGCTGTTACAATTGGAACCGATCAAAAAGTTACTCTTGCTGATGAATTAGTATTAGGTAATAATCAAGGTATCTATTTAAGTGGTTCTGATGATGGAAATACAACAACATCTAGTAAATTGTTTAGAGCTACTGGTAATGCTACAAGATTAGAATATTATAATAATTCTTTTGTTTTTGATGCTAAAGATAATAGAGCATTTGAACTTAGAAACCAAAACGATACTCCTATATTCAAGGTAACGGTTGCTGGTGAACTTGCTAATTTTGATGGCCTAGGCGGAGCAGCTGATACTAATATTGAAAATAGCATAGTAGCAGTTAACAACGGTGACTTAAGTATTGTTAATGGTGCGTTAAATGTCGGTGGTGTTGAACGTATCAATAATGCTGGTGATATTACGGGTAGAGATTTAATTCAAGCTAGAACTGACGGTTTCCTTGCAGTTTTTGGTGATATAAAACATCGTAAAGATCTTCAAGTTATGAACTCTACATCCGATGGTTGGACTACTTGGCTTGATAGAAATAGCGGTACTCCTAATATACAAAATATCAACAATGTTACAATGGCTGGTGTACTTTCTGGTCCATCAACGTTTTATATCGATCCAGCGCCTGCTGATACTGTAGACGACGCAACTGTCGATACTGGCACAGTTGTAATTGTAGGTGACTTACGTGTTAGTGGTACTACGACTACAATTAATTCAACTGACATAAGCATTGCTGATGTAAATCTTACTTTGGCACAAGGATCTACTCAAGCATCAGACGCAAATGGAGCTGGTATTACTGTTGATGTTGGTACAAATGATCCGGTAATCACTGATCCTACCTTTACATATACAAGTGCTATCGATAGCTGGAATATGAATAAAGATCTAAGGATTGCTACTGGTGGCGCTGATGCAACCTTTATGGTTGGTAGAGATCTTACAGACGAATATATTAAAATAGAAGTTCAAGATTTAAATAACGTTATTACTGCAAGTCAAGACGCTGATGCTGATCAGCCTAATCCTGGTGATGTAAGTGATCATAAGTTTATTTTAAATCGTACATTTGCTGGTACTGGCGAAAGCGACTTTGTTGTTCAAAAGGATGGAACTGATCAGCTCGTTATCGACAAAGATGGAAATGTAGGTATTGGAACAAATAATCCAGCTCAGAAGTTGCATGTAGCGTTTTCTAATGATGAGACTGCTTTCTCTGGAGGGACTGCAGGTGCTTGGGGAAGCGATGGAATAATAATTAATAATACTCATGCTACTGTCGGCACTATGGCCATGTTACAGCTCAGAGCGGGTGATGCAGATGTTCATATTGCTAATATAAGACAAGGAACAGACGACGGTGATCTAGGGTTTTTCTTTGAAGGTACAGAAAAGGTAAGATTTACAAATGATGGTAATGTTGGTATTGGTACTGATGATCCTGGTTATAAGCTTGAAGTCGCGGGTGATGCCTTTTTATCTGGAAACACTAATAGAAGTATATTTTTTGGTGGTACTAATACTTTTGTTGGAGAAGATAGTAATAGTAATGTACTAAAATTAAGAGGCGGTGGCAGTGATTCTGCGTCTACAGTTTATATTGATGCTGGTGGTGATATTGGTGTAGGAACATCCAACCCTAGCGCTGGTTTACATATTGAAAGAAGAGGCGACGCGCCGAACTATGCCGGTTCCGCGAAGATTAAATTAGAAGGTGGCAGTACAGCGATTGAACTGAATAGAGGTACGATCAATCAGTCACAAAATATTTTCTTCAAGACCTTAGATGTGGAAAAGTGGAAATTATATCAAAAAACTAGCAACATTAGTAGTGATACGATTCATATGTACGATTCAGTTGGATCGAGCGATTTGATGACATGGAAAACGGGTGGATATGTTGGTATTAGTAACACTGATCCTATTAGAAAATTAGACGTTGCTGGTACTATAGGCTTTAAGGGTCTACAAGGTAGTGGGGGCGTGGGTGGAGCCGTTCCAGACTTTACTAAACATACCTGGATAGAAAATAATACTAGTGATGCTGGTGACACATGGCATAAGGTTGGTACATTTACTTTACCAGACAATCCTTATTCTGGAATATCACTCATGGTTGAAACGGTGTATCCAGGATCTAATCATGGTGGGTATGATTATAATGGCTATGTTTGGTTTAATAAAGTTTCTGTTCAGAGAAATGGTAGCACTAATGGCACGGTAGAACTTGATACTGGTTCTGTTCAAGGTCCAGAAAGTTCTAAGCTAAGACTTCATAGAAATAGTGTTAGTGAATGGGAATTGCAAATTAGGTCTGTTATTGATAATCAATCTCTTTATGCTGATATTACGCAATTGTCTTCTGCTGGAGGCGCTTCATTTGATCTTCAACAAAGCATAACTGCCGGATCGACTGGTGGTACAACTATTACTTCTCCACATGTGTGGGGAACAACCGAAGATAGCGCTCTTACCCATACATTTGGGCAATTACAAACTTCAGGTCGTATCATATCTAACGGCACAATTGTTGCCAACGGCGTAGGTACATACGATCCTGATGGTGATGGCCTAAACTTACCTGACGGGGATAATACTGCGACCGATGCAGCTATTGCAATACCTCGAGGTAAGCGTATTGTAGGTGCGCATGACGGATATATTAGAAATATTATAGGTTGGATGGATGATACTCATATTGATATAGGGGAGACTAATACCGCTTTAATTAATAGAATTAATTTATTACCTGGCCATTCTGGATTTGTTGAAATACTAAATAGTAGGGATTCAGTTGCAGATAATATTAATGATCACGCTAAATTAAAAATAAAAGATGGTTGGAATAGTACACAAGGCAGCCAAACCGCTTGGACCGCAGGGCAGATTGTAGCAGGCATTGAGCTAGATTCAAGTGACACTAGTGGTAACTCAGGCAGTGATAGTGCACCACGATCTACAATAAATCTTGTTTCAGAAACCACCGATGCTTCTGCAACTGCTCTTACATTTGGTACAAAGGGTGATGTATCAGGTGCTCCAATCGAAAGATTGAGAATTGATTCAACCGGTAACGTCGGTATTGGTACTAGTTCGCCAGACTTTTCCTTGGCTGTCGGAAATGACTCAGATTCTTTCAACTATGTATCTATTAGGGCTTCTAACACAGGTAATGCAGGTTACTTGTTCTCAGACGCGGACGACGCTGATGTAGGTTATGTAAATTACAGTCACGAAACGAATCACATGGGTTTAGGAACTAATGGCTCAGAGCGTATGCGTATTGACTCTAGCGGACGCGTGGGTATAGGTACTACTAGTCCTGACTCATTGCTTGAAGTAGTTGGTGCTGACCCCATACTAACTGTTAGAGATACTTCTACAGGATTTGCAGATTCACACGCTACGTTGCGTCTTGCGGAAAGTGGTTCAGGGGACACCTTGAATCAATACTATGATGTTGCGCTTGATGCAGGACAATTCACAATAAGCGACCATACATCTGAACGTATGCGTATAGACTCATCAGGCAACGTAGGTATAGGTACTGATCTTCCATTAGATTTACTACACATTAACTCTGACACAACAGACGCAAGGCTTTTACTAGACGGTCATACTAACTTTGATGCTGAGTTGAAGTTTGCTGAGAATGGTTCTGTTAAGTACACAGTAGGACATGATGCGGCTACAGATTCTTTTAGAATTGGTACAACTAATGTTGATACTAACCCAAGACTAGTCATCGACTCATCAGGCAATGTGGGTATTGGAACGACTAGTCCTAGTGCTATATTGCAAGTGGAAAGTTATGGCATCGAAACGACTTCAACCGATACCTCTGCTGTAACACAAGTAGGAATTACAACATTTAAGAAAGCAGAATTTAGATCAGCTAAGTTTATGGTACAAGCTACGAATACAACAGATAGCACATATATGATAGCTGAAATTTTACTAATACATGATGGTACTACTCCATCAATAACTGAATACGGCATTATATTTACAGGATCTGCTAGAGAAGCTACGTTTGATGCTGATATTAGCGGAGATGATGTACGATTACTTGCAACACCAGGAAGTACTGATGATATTACATTTAGAGTAGTATCTCACCAAATACTTGTATAAATACTAATAACATAACCTAAACGGTGGAGAGTGAAACCGCATGGCAACCGAAAAGAACTTTAAAGTCAAGAAAGGCCTAGACGTTAAGTCTGGAGTCGTCACAGTCGAAAATGCACCTACTAGTAATGCTGCTGATTTAGTAGTATTAAAAGATGGTACAAACGAAATCGGTAAGATAAAATATAGCGCAACTGACAATCTTGCGATATATGCTTCTGCGACGGACCATGCGGGTATTAATTTTATTGAAAGTGCTATCATTCCGATGTCAGCCGGCACTGAAACTAATGATGCTATTTCATTAGGTGATTCAACTAGAGCATTTAAAGATCTTTATCTATCTGGTGATCTTAATGTTGCAGGTGCGATTAATTCTACATCTACTAGTGCAACCAATCTAGAAATCGAAGATATAACCATTACTCTTAATAAGTCAGACTCGGATTCTTCGAGTGCGGCTAACGGTGCTGGTATCGTTATTCAAGATGCTGTAGATGCATCAACTGATGCTAGCATTTTATGGAATACGACTAATGATGAATTTGATTTTAGTAATGGAATAACAGTTAATGGTGATATAAGTTTACCAGATCATATTACTGAGGTAACTGGTGAAAATGCTGTGGCTGAAGATTCTGCTAAAATTAAGTTAGGTGCTAGCGATGATTTAACAATTTACCATGATTCAGCTGGCGGAAATAGAATTGACTCTGATGGCCATTTACGGATAAACACATTTAATGCTGGTAACGAAGTTATTATTGTAGATAAGTCTACGGCTACGGCAAAAACTGTCGCAGCATTTGGTCGCAATGGAAACTTAAATCCATCAGTAAGACTATACGAAGATGGCAATATACAGGTTGAACTTTCAAGTGGCGTTACTCGATTTTACGGCGATGTTAGAATTGAAGATGGAAATGACTTTACCAATATAACACCTACAGTTGATACTGGTATTAAAGGTCAAGCATTAAAATATGGTGATGCTAATAAAGCCATACTACAGTTTGATGCTCCTGCTTGGACACTCTTTACTGGACACGATCCAGATGGTGCTGGAGCTGGAGCTGCTATTGACGCTGAACTGCTTCGAATGACAGCTGGTGGTAATTTTGGCGTAGGCACATTCGCTGATGGCGCAGAACCAACTCATCATTTGCATTTATTGAGTACTACAGCTAATACGAATACCGCTGAAGACATTGTAAAAATTGAATCCAAGAGTTCCAATACAACTGCTGCTGGATTTGGTGCAAACATTTTATTTAACGCAGAACGTGCAGATGGCGCTCAGCAAGATCAAGGTAGAATTGGATTTATCGCAAATACAAATACCGGCACTGTTCTTTCATCTGACTTTGTTATTAGTACTGCAACAGACGGAACCATTACTGATAAGGTATGGGTTAAAGACGACGGCAGAGTTGGACTTGGTAATAGTTCTCCTGATGCTGATGCTAGATTACACATTTCACATTCTCTTCCGAGAATTATTTTCCAAGATAGTGATGGGACAAACCAAAAGGGAATGTTCGAGCAATCCGGTGCAACGTTAGGTCTTATTTCACAAAATAATACAACCAATGGTGCAATACAATTTAGAGGTTTTAACGGTACTACTACGGTTAATTATGCTGGCTTTGATAGTTCTGGTGTATTAACTCTTGGCGATATCGTATTTCCAACTGCTAAGGGTACCGCTGGCCAATCATTAGTAATGAATGCTGGGGCTACTGCCTTAGAGTTTGGTACACCAGCAGTAGATAATATTACTAAGGATAACACTAGTGTAGCAATTACTGATAATGGAACTGACGCAGGGTCAATTACAGCAACAGTCGATGGAACTGCAATAGCCGTAATTGATGGTGATGGTATTACTGTTACTGGTGATGTTGAAGCGTCAGAGTTTATTGGTGATGTTCGAGGAGCAGTATTATTTAAAGCTAAGGCTAGTGAAAACCTAGCCAAAGGCGATGTTGTTTATATTGATCAATATGAAGCAAACGGTAATCAAACAAAAGTTGCTAAGGCTAATGCAAGTGATGCGGCTAAAATGCCAGCATTTGGTATTGTAGCGGCCGCGGCTAATGCTAATGCAAATGTCAATGTTTATACCTTTGGTACTCTAAGCGGATTAGATACTTCAAGCTTTTCGGTTAATGACGAGCTATATGTCTCGGCTACAACTGCTGGGGCTTTAGTTGATACCGCGCCAGCCGGAAGTGCAAACCTTATTCAAAAAATTGCAAAGGTACTTCGTTCAGATGGTAGTGCTGGCTCTATTAAAATCATGGGTGCTGGTAGAACTAATGCTACTCCTAATCTCGATGAAGGTAAGATATTCGTAGGTAACGCATCAAATAAGTCTGTTCAGGTTGACGATACCATAACAGTTGATATGGCGAATGATAAAGTCGACGTAGTTGGAGATGTAAAACTGCCTGAAGGTGGCGGCTATTATGTTCAAGAGACTGCAAAAAGAGATAGTAATAATGTTGCATATGCTGCAGGGGATGCAGCTGGATTTGAACACAAAGATTCAGTTAAATTATATTCAGTGTCTGACGAATCAGTATTAGACCTATTTGAAACAAAAAGTGATGGTTCAGGCGGATTTATTAGACGACACTCATCTAGGATTCGAAGTGGCGGCAACTCTTATTTTCTGAGGCCTGCGAATTTTGGTATTGTTGCCGGTACTTCTCAAGTTAGTATTAAACCTATAGCTGATTCGAATAATAAACATCACATAGCGTTTTATTCGGATAATAGTAATACTGGCGCAAATAATGGGACGATAGGATACATAAAGAGCCGAGAAAACGCTACTACAGATACTACTTCATCGCTTGAAATAGTTCTTTCGCGCCTTGTTGGATCTACTATTACAGACAACATTATACTATCTGCCGATCCAGATACTACAAGCTCTATTGGTGGTGATTTAGATGTTGTTGGTACATTTACAGCTGGTAACATAGCCTCGGACGCTAAAATAGCAACTGGGTCATATATATTACCTAATGCTATTGGTACTGCTGGACAAGTATTAGCATATCCCGATGCCGGCACTGAATTAGAATGGGTCACTCGCGGTGTGGATTTTGATGAAGTTCCTTCAGCTATGCAAACATTAGCTAGGACGATGGGTTGGGTTCCTGGATACAATAATAATGTTGAATCATCTGCTATTTGGAATATTGATGAGAACGCACTAGAGTTTACAACTGAAGCTTCGGCCTCGACCGGAGTAGTCCATAAAGCATTTTTTGTGAGAGCCGGAGAATCAATAAACGTTAGTTTACCAATAAAGGGCGATACTACTGCCGGTAATGCTGGTGTTAGTATACTTCTATATCAGTATCTTGCTACTAGCACCCTGCCAGCTGGTAAAACTCATGTTGTAGATAGTGCATCATATAGTACTGCTCAACAGGCTGCTGCAGGTCACGCGGGCGGCGATACTGGTTATGACGCTAATAGCGGAAATTGGCAAACGTTTTCTATTAGTCAAGCTAGTGTTGATGAGGATACTTGGATTAGCATATCGGTTACCGTGACTTCATCATATATTAATGGTGGAATTAGGAAGCTTTACTTAAAAGACCCACACATTGAAGTTAGCAGTGCTACCAAGCAAGATATGATAGCTTTGCAATACATTTTTGGATAAAAATAAAAATAATGACTACTGAGAATATAAGCTTAAATACTAAAACAGGTGCAGATATAAACCTTGCTACTAAAATGTTATCAGTGCCGATGAATACTGGCACTGATACTGGTATACCCACTGGGTCCGGCAAGCTTATAATTATTGAAAATATTATGGTAACTAATGTTTCACAAAAAGCATGTGAATATATACTTACATACGAAAATACCTTTAGCAGTTATAGTAATAGGTTATTTGTTGTAATGGTAAATCCGAGTGAAAGCGTAATTTTAGCTAAAAAAACTCAGCCAGTGATTGGTAGCAATAGAACATTTTTTCATAAAGCAAGTGCACCAAGTGCCTTAACTGTTGTTTATTCATATAGAGAGCTTAGCTGATGGGTATAGTTAGAAATCTTATAGCAGGAAGTGACTTTGGTGTTAGTCACAGGTACGGAACACTAAGAGTAGGAGAACCGGTTTATTCGGTAGCGGTCGATGGGACCACTGGAGAACCAGAACATCACACTGGAACTCTCCTAGCTGTAAAGGATGTAAAAGTTACCGGTGGCCAGGGGGTTGTTATTCGAAATGACGTTGGTCGGGTTACACGTCTTTGGGTTACTAGTAGATATACAGCGAGTTCCTCTAAAGACTTTCTTCTTACAGTTGTAATACTGGAAGGACAAACCGTAAAGGGTTATATCGCAAAAGACCTTAAGGTTTATGCAGGGACCTCTGTAAATTTAGTTGATAAAGAACAGCCAATACACCTATCATCGGATGCAGAAATGAAAATACACGCCCATGTTAAATATGATGATGGATCAACTGTATCTGGGCCTATTACTGTATTTTATGCATCATGCATTTCAGAAATAATCAGTAATAATACTGATGCTACGTAGCATAAATGAGGATTATATAGAGTATGTCTTTTAAAGTACCATCAAGCATAAAGCCGATTGTATATTGCACTACCGTTGAAAACGATGGGCAATGGCAAACTGTTGCCAATACTGATAGTCCAACTAATGCTAATCAAATTATACAAATTGATAGCATTAAAATAAATCATACCTACAGCAGTGGTGTGCATACACTTCAATTACGTGCAAATCTTGGTGGCACTGCTACAGTATTCTTAGACCAACATCTTTTTAACGACAACACTTTAATTGCGCTACAGGCTGAAACACCTATATATTTAAATGGTGGAGATTATCTTGAGATGAGATTATTCGATGAGAGTGGATATACCGGCACACCATATAGCGAGCTTGCTAATGTTATAATGACGGGTTGGGAGATCTTAAAATGAGTGTTGCACCACAAAGCCATATTGTAAGTTGGAGTGCTAATATGAGTAGTGTCGGGTCTCCAGTCACCTTTAACCGTACTTCCTTAGGCGAATTTACAGTACCAGATTCGGCTATGGTTCAAAGCATAATTTCGATTAGAGTTGTTAACAGTGATACTAAAGCATATAGTATAAATGGATATTGGTGGGATCCAACAACATCGCTAAAATTAGGTAATATTACACCTGGCTTCGTGGCAATTCCACCTATGACAACCTTATATTTAAAGGGGGCATCAGAGTATGCTCATCATGAAGCTGATATAAGATTTCTAATGGGGGGTCAGAGTACCGGGCCGAATGGAACTAACCAAAAATTTCTTACAGTAACCGTAACCGCATCATACGCGTACGCAGACGGAAGGCGATAGTAAAATGACTAGCACATTAAGCAAATTTACATTTAGCGATAATTTTTTAGATGTTAATATGGAATACGCTCCAGTTACTCGTTCTATGGTAAGGTTTACCAGTAATAATCAAACCATTACAGTGCTTCAACCAGCAGCTGGGGAAGGGCCTGTAAGAATAGATAGTTTAACCTTAAGTTTGTATACTAATAGCTATGGTTATGGGTTTCAGTTATACGTTAAAAATACTGATACAAATCATATCACTTACTTAATACGAAATATGTTTGTAGCAGAAAATACTGCAGTGACTCTAATAGATAAAAGCAATACGCTTTGGCTTAATGACGACAACATGGTCCTAATGGCTTATATACAAAGTGTTCAGACTGGTGCTACTGATTTTCCTACTATTAGCTTTTCTTCTACTAAATTTGAGAAATAAGGTATAATATAATGCCAAAATTACATGATATTGAAGGCTATGAGCTTAAACACCTTTCTGGTTCTGCTCAAGTTAACTCAGCAAAGACCATTACTACTAATGGCTTTGCAAACGCCCACCGGTATATATCTGGTCTCATTACTAACACTGATTCGTCTCAGGTAATTGACGTAGTTGTTTATTATTCAGATTACAGCAATAGTTTTGCTGAGTCAGCATTGTATAGTGCAAGATTGCATCCAAATGAAACTATAAATATTTTTTCAAAGGATATGCCATTTGTATTAGCTAGGGTTGAATCTTTAAAGTTAAAGTTTATTGGCCAAGCTGGATGCAGTGATCTTTCATATTACATTAGCTACGAATATTTTTTAGGAGTGATATAAATGCCGTATAATCACTATAAAAATAAATCATTTATACTCGGTGGCGACAGACTAGAAGATAATCGATTTTTAAGCCCAGGCATTGTGGATATGGATATGAAAATGCGGGACAATAGTCCTAAGCATACAATCAACCATACAGGAGTAGGATCAGCATTAGATGCATTAAATTCTGCCTCAGGTCACAATAACCAAGCCGTATTAACCGCAATACAGAGCGTAGAACCTAATGCAAAGATTTGGGCTATACCGCATAGAAGTCTTGGAGTATTTGAAAGCCTTTCGGCGCATACTGGTTCTACTGGTAGTTTGCCAAATAGTGGTACATTTTCTAAGGGTTTATTTGATGATCCAGCCACATATTCAATTGCTCCGTCTAATTTTCCAGGTTTAACTTCAGGTTGTTTGTGGTATTGTATATCACTATTTACATCTACAGTTTCAGGTGTTGGTAGCGCTCATGTTGGTGATATATATATTAATTATAGGCAAGAAAAGGCTACTGGAAGTAATGGCTTATCATCTTTGTTTTCTCCAGTTATGGTGCGTCCCACAGAGGGCTTTGCTGTTTATGGGGAATATAGTGGGGATGCTAATGCTGATGCGGGGTTTGCTCAAGCCTTTACATCGCACCGGTCAGGTACTATCTTTTCTTCAGGCCAAGACTCTGGCTCTAATGGTTACCATTCTAGTTCAAAATTTTCAAATCAAGACGGCGTATGGGGGTTTAGGGAAGAGCAAGTTCTTGATGGACATGGGCTGCTGGGGAGTACCTTAAACGGTAGTAGTGCTATGCAATTGGCTTCGCCTTCGGCTACCTATGGTGCTGATACCTTTGGTATTCAAAACTATAGATCAACGGATAGCTTGGTGAATGATATTTATTGGGCTGGCAATAACCCTATTAGCAATGATGACAATTGGCGTGCATACATATGGAGTGTATTTGAATGAAGGGTAATCTTGGAAGAGTAGGTGCAGTAAGAAGCATAGACGATGCACGCAATTACGGTGGCCATGTCGACCTGGCTGACATTCATAATACTCGTGAAGAAAAGCAGATATTTAAAAACGAAAGGGAGAACTATCGCTGGCCCTTTAGTTCGTTAGATACAGTTTCAGATTTATACAATGTTTGGACTTCGGTGAAGTGCAACCGCGCGATTAATAGCCAAACATATATGAACGGCGGGAATGCTGATTATAGCGGACCGTTTGACGTAACTGAACAGTTTTTTAGAGTAACTCCTGGCAATTATAAACTTTACTTAGCACACGTAATAACGTTATCTGGTAAGTTATTTAACAACGATACTCCTATAGGAGGTGTGCAAATTTTAGATGCTAAGGGTGAAGTTTTACATTTTATCGCATGCAATGCGGCCGAAGATAAATGGGAAACTCAAAGTACTGAGCAAAACATTTATGCAGCACCCACTGTACCCAGCGGTTACAGTGCTGGTGGCTGGAGTACTCCTGCTAATCTTAGTAATACCCAGACTGGACTATCAAAACGATTTTCTTATGCGAGTTATACAAGTAGCCAGTATACCGGAGCTGACAATGGAATATCTACTAATGGTTTAGATACAACACCAATGACTGTTGGCGACGGTACAATGCCGCAAGGGCCCGCTCATACACAGTACATGTATAGAGAAACATCGAGCCCAACATCAGCAAACAGTTGGGCAATTTGCAGAACTAAGGACGCTTACGCTATACCTGCATTTGGTTCTATAAGAATAGCTTATGCTATTACAATTCCAACTGAAGATATTAGCGATATAGATCCCAATGGGACATTCAAGACAGCTTTCTACTAGAGGAACAAATTAATGACATTTTACACTAAAAACGGATGCTATCCAAGACATTTACCTGAAATTCTAGAAATGCCTAATGGTGAAATCCGAACTGACTCATCTACTTTTACAGATGAAGAACTAGCCTTAACTGGCTGGACTGAAGCTCCAAGTCATCCGACCGATTTCGACCCAGAAGTTCAAATTATGGATTGGAATACCGAAACTTCTAATTATGAAGTAATAGATATTCCACAGAGTGAGTTGGATGCGAGAGAAGCATTTGGTTGGCTAGGGCTTAGAGGCGAAAGAAACGAAATATTATCACAAAGTGATTATATGGTAATTAAAGCGTACGAAACTGGAACAACCCTAGATTCCGAATGGGCTACCTATAGACAAGCTTTACGTGATTTACCCAGCAGCACTAGTGATCTTAATGCTGTGGTTTGGCCCACTAAGCCTTCATAACATATAAATAAACCATATAAATATAGTAAAGTAAGAGGTGTTTTAAATGGCAAAACCAAACAGTAGAGCAACTTTAATTGATTACTGCCTTAGAAATCTAGGTGCACCAGTAATTGAAATTAATGTTGACGACGATCAGCTAGATGATAGAATAGACGAAGCTCTACAATTCTATCAGCACTATCATGCAGATGCCATTGAAAAAGTATTTTTAAAGCATAAAATTGACTATACTAAGTTTACAATGACTTATACGGGAGAGACTCAAGCACTCACTGTTGGTGAAACTATTACTGGTGATAATGGTGCTACTGCTAAGATATTAGCTAAAAGCGACACTAATGTTATAGTCATAGGCAGTTATAATCCAAGTGCAGGTGCATTCGTTAATGGCACTGTTATAACTGGTGGTACTTCTACCAATTCTGCTACCATATCGATTGTCCATCCTGGTGCTATTGACTACGGCTATATTCCAATTCCAGAGTTAGTAACTGACGTTATTCGGGTTCTTCCAATTAGAGATCATAGCTCGAGCACAAGCCTTTTCGATGTTAAATACCAAATGCATCTAAACGATATGTATAGTCTTGGTTATATGGGTAGTCTACTAGAATATACTATGGCCAAAGAATACTTAGCCACACTTGATATTCTTATTGATTCAGACGATAAGTTTGTCTCATTTGATCGACACCAAGATCGTTTAAGAATTGATATGGATTGGGCTAATGAAGTTTCAGTTGGTGGTTATATTGTAGTTGAAGCTTATCGAATTATTGATCCAGGTACATTTACTGATGTGTATAACGATTACTTCTTAAAGAAATATGCTACGGCACTCGTTAAGAAACAATGGGGTGCAAATCTAATAAAATTTGAAGGTATGACAATGCCTGGCGGGGTTACTTTCAACGGTCGCCAATTGTTTGATGATGCCGTTGAGGAATTGCAAAGACTAGAAGAAGAAGTCAGATTAAACTGGGAACAGCCAGTTGACTTCTATATAGGATAATTAATGCCTAGAAACGTATACTTTTCCCAAGCCGTTAGATCAGAGCAAAATCTATACGAAGATTTGGTAATAGAATCACTTAAGATATTTGGACAAGACGTCTATTATATTCCGCGTACTCTCGTTAATCGCGATAGCATTCTAAACGAAGATCCTGCTTCTAACTTTGATGATGCTTACCTAATGGAAGCATACATTGAGAATGTCGATGGCTTTGAAGGAGCAGGTGATTTATACCAGAAGTTTGGTCTTGAAATACGAGATGAAGCTTCATTTGTCATTTCACGTAAAGCATGGAATAATATGATTGGTGGTTACGAGAGTCAAATAAGACCACAGGAAGGTGATCTATTATTCTTACCAATGACTAACTCATTCTTTGAGATTACATTCGTAGAGCATGATAAGCCATTCTACCAGTTATCTAACTTACCAGTTTATAAACTTACGTGTTCACTCTTCGAGTATAACGATGAGAAATTTGAAACTGGCCTTGACGTTATTGATGATACTATGGGCGCAGAAGCTTATCTGGTTGGAATGGATGTATCTGTTACAGCTGCAGCACACTTTGAGCAAGGCGAGGTTATAACACAAACCTTGATTGATGCTGATGGCGATACTCCAGCAATTAATGTGTTTGGAACCGTTCAAACAATAGTTAAAACATCAGACACTGTTGCGACCTTAGGGGTATCTAATGTTGGTGTAACTGGTGCTAGTGATTATAGACAATTTGTGGTATCAGGTACCAAAGGATTAGTTGGAGCAGAATCTACTAATACTTGTTACATTACTAAAGTATACGACGTAGGCGATAACGACGCTGAAAACTTTATGGCAAATGATGGTGACGCTCAAAACGTAGCAATGGAATCATTTGCTGACAATTTCTTAGACTTTACGGAAGCAAATCCGTTTGGTGATCCTTCGGAGAACTTTTAATGTTTGGTGGACATTTTTATCATGCTACAATGCGTAAATCTGTAGCAGTATTTGGCACATTATTTAATAACATTAGCGTTATTAGAAAGGCAGCAGATGGTGGTGTTCTTAATCAAGTTAAAGTTCCATTATCGTATGGCCCTAAGGCTAAGTTTCTCTCTAGATTAGATCAAGAGCATGGTAGGAACCAACCAGTTGCGTTAAAATTACCTAGAATGGGATTTGAAATTACATCTCTAAGTGTAGACTCTACTCAAAAATTAGCTAAATATAATAAGATTGTAGAATCTAATGCTTCCGATTCTACAAAAAAGAAGGTAATCAAACAGTATACGTCATACGATATAGGAATATCATTGTACGTTATGGCTAAAAACCAAGACGACGGATTGCAAGTAGTAGAACAAATACTTCCATACTTTACACCAGATTATACTGTATCAATCCGACCAGTTGATACATTTGATTATAAGCAAGATGTTCCAATCATTTTAAACAGTGTCGACATTAGTGATGAATATGAAGGTGATTACACTACACGTAGAGTTCTTGTTTATCAGCTAGACTTTACAATGAAAATGAAATTTTATGGGCCGACAAATGATAATGCTAATATTATTAGATCAGTATTTGTCGATCTAGAAAAATTTGGAACTAACGATAATACAGAAAGATTTGAAGAAATTGACTTTACAGTAGGATCTTCGGACACGGCAGAAAGTTTTACTGTAACCACAACAATTGATAATGACCCTGCGATAGATTAAAATATGGATAAATTAGATAAGATGCGCAATTCACTGGAAAAGAATCTTCCGGTTAAACCACAGGCGCCCGAAGTAATTGAAGAAAAAGACATAAAAGATGATTATGAATTTTCACGTGATACATATCGGGACTTAATTAGAACTGGAACACATTCACTAGATTCACTTGCAGAACTTGCGAGAGAGTCGGAACATCCCCGTGCGTTTGAAGTATTGTCTAAATCTATAAAAGATATTGCTGATACTACAGAAAAACTAATGGCTCTTCAGAAAGCAAAGAAAGATTTAACCAAAGACGATAAGCAAGAAGAAGCTCGACGAGTGACTAATAATAATGTATTTGTAGGTTCTACTACAGACCTACAGAGAATGTTGATTGATAATAATAAGATTATAGATGCAGAAGATCAAGAATAATGAGTTTGGTTATCTAGGAAATCCATCAGTAAAACGAGATGGCGTAGAAACACAATTCACAAAAAAAGAAGTTATAGAATACGCAAGGTGCATGAAAGATCCTTCGTATTTTGCTAAGACTTACTTAAAGGTAATCTCACTTGATAGTGGTTTAGTACCATTTAAACTATATCCGTATCAAGAAAAAATGTTTGATCATTTCAATAAGAATAGATTTTCTATTGTGCTAGCATGTAGACAGTCTGGTAAATCTATTTCATCTGTTGGTTATCTATTATGGTATGCATGTTTTCACCCTGAGAAGACTATTGCAGTTCTAGCAAACAAAGGTGCTACGGCGAGAGAAATGTTAGCTCGTGTAACACTGATGTTGGAAAACTTACCGTTCTTTTTACAGCCAGGTTGTAAAGCACTCAACAAAGGTTCAATAGAGTTCTCAAATAATTCTAAGATTATTGCCGCGGCTACCTCAGGTAGTTCTATTCGTGGTCTATCGATTAACCTACTATTCCTAGACGAGTTTGCATTCATTGATAATGACGCTCAATTCTATACTTCAACATATCCAGTAGTATCGTCTGGTAAAGATACAAAGATTATTATTACATCTACCGCAAATGGTATTGGTAACGTATACCATAAGCTATGGGAAGGTGCTACTCAAGGGACAAACGAATTTAAATCATTCCGTGTAGATTGGTGGGATGTTCCAGGCCGAGATAAGGCATGGAAAGAACAAACTGTCGCTAATACATCAGCTTTACAGTTTGATCAAGAGTTTGGTAATACATTCCATGGACGAGGGAATACACTAATCGATGCTAATCATTTGTTAGCTCAAAAATCAGTAGACCCGATGTACTATAAAGAAAATATTTCGATCTATAAAGAGCCACAAGAAGGTCACGAGTACGTAATGTTGGTCGATGTTGCAAAAGGTAGAGGCCAGGATTATTCTACCTTTAATATTATAGATGTGTCAACACAGCCGTTTGAACAAGTTGCGGTATATCGCGATAATACGCTATCACCTATGCTGTTTCCTGATATCATATATAAGTATGCAAAGACATTCAACGAAGCTTATGTGGTTATTGAGAGTAACGATCAGGGTGCTGTAGTTTGTAATGGATTATACTACGACTTAGAATACGAAAATATCTTTGTAGAATCTTCAATTAAGAGTAATGCTATTGGTGTTACTATGACAAGAAGAGTAAAGCGTATTGGTTGTTCTACAATTAAAGATCTGATTGAGCAGAAGAAGCTTATCGTGTATGATTCAGATACAATTATTGAGATGTCGACATTTGTTTCAAGAGGTAGTTCATATGAAGCATCGTCTGGTAATCACGATGATCTAATGATGAACCTAGTGCTATTTGGTTGGTTTATTTCAACAGATGTCTTTGAGAACTTAACCGATATTAACATTAAAGGATTGCTTTATAAAGAGCGATTGGCTGAAATACAAGACGATATGCTTCCTTTTGGATATATAGACGATGGAACAACAGCCGTAGAAAGCGGCCAGGGGGATGGACTAGGCAATGTTTGGTATGAACATTCATTTAGAGGAATTGAAGATTAAATTGTTAGAGTTCGTTTATTTATAAATAAACAAGTGAAGAATAATTCGTATTATGATACATATTAACTAACTCATTTAAGAGGATAAAGCGATGGCATTTCAAGTATCACCAGGCGTCCAAGTCAAGGAAATTGACGCAACGGGCGTAATACCTGCCGTATCTACTTCAATTGGTGGATTCACAGGAGCTTTTAATTGGGGTCCAGTTGAAGAAATTACACTCGTGTCGTCTGAGGACAACATGGCGTCGATTTTTTCTACACCAGCAGACTCTGATACAGCAAAATACTTTTTAACCGCGGCATCATTTCTAAAGTATGGAAACGCGTTAAAAGTAGTAAGAACAGTTGGAACAGCCGCCCGTAATGCAAACGGCGGTGGACAAACTTCCTTAGTAGTTAAAAACGAAGCAGCTTATGATAATGCTTCTTTAGGTACCTCCGGAGAATTTATAGCAAAATACCCTGGCGCATTAGGAAACAGTCTTCGAGTAGATGTTTGTTATTCATCTTCAAGTAATGCATCATTTAACGGTTGGGGTTTTAAAGGAGAGTTTGACTCAGCACCCACAACTAGCGATTCAGCTAAGGCATTAGGTTATGACGGAGTAACTTCAGTCGGTGGTGTAACAAGAGCATTAGCTGATGATGAACTTCATGTTGTAGTGTATGATGGCACTGGAGAAATTACTGGTACTCCAGGAACACTGCTAGAAAAGTTTGCCTATTTATCTCAGGCAAGCGATGCTAAGGATTCATCTGGAAGTAGCGTGTATTATGCAGATGCTATTACTAATAGATCCAAGTGGGTATCATTTGCTGGTCACTTAACTGCAACATCTAATGCAGGTTCAACGTTTAATACAGTTGGCGGCGGCTTTGCTGTTAATGGTACTACAGTTGCAACTGACATTTTGGCTAATGGCGTTGACGATAACACACTAGAAGTTGCTGATATACAGCGTGGTCTAGATTTATTTAATGATTCTGAAACTATTGATGTAAATCTACTATTTGCATATCCGGATACAAATGGTTCTAGAGACATAGGTAATTATCTAATCTCTGTTGCAAATGGCAGAAAAGATTGCATGGCGTTTATTTCTCCACCAATCGAAGACACTGCACAAAGTAACGATCCTTTAGCCGATGTATTAGCTTATGTCAATGAAGGTGTGGGAATTACTTCTAGCTCATATGCTTCAATCGATTCTGGTGCAGTATATGTTTACGATAAATACAACGATGTATATCGTTGGATTGGAGCTGCTGGTTTAACTGCAGGTCTTTGTGCTAACACTGATCAAGTTGCAGATGCATGGTTCTCACCGGCTGGTGTTAATCGTGGTCAATTGCGAGGTGTAACAAAGCTAGCATTTAATCCTACTCAAGCTCAAAGAGATTCTCTCTATAAAGCTAGAGTTAATCCTATTGTATCGTTCCCTGGACAAGGCACTATGCTTTATGGTGATAAAACATTACTAAGCAGACCTTCAGCGTTTGATCGAATTAACGTACGTAGATTGTTTATTACATTAGAGAAGGCAATTAGCACTGCAGCAAAAGCACAGCTATTTGAGTTTAATGATGAATTTACCCGTTCACAGTTTAGAAATATGGTTGAGCCGTTTTTGCGTGATGTTAAGGGCCGACGTGGATTGACTGATTTCTTGGTTACGTGTGATGAGACTAATAATACTGGTCAAGTAGTTGATTCTAACAGCTTTGTTGCAGATATCTACATTAAGCCGGCGAGATCTATTAACTTCATTACACTAAACTTCATTGCAACAAGAACTGGGGTTGACTTCTCTGAAGTCTCCGGCGGTTAATAGGAGGAATAAATGGCTATTTTAGGCGTAGACGATTTTAAATCTAAGTTGACTGGCGGTGGCGCTAGATCAAACATGTTTAAAGTCACATGTAACTTCCCGGGTTATGCCCAGGGTGATGTTGAATTGACTTCTTTCCTATGTAAAGGAGCCAACTTACCAGCATCAATTTTAAATCCAGTTGAAGTAAATTTCCGTGGTAGAAAATTACAAATGGCAGGTGATCGTACATTTGAACCATGGACAGTAACCATCATTAATGATGTTGACTTCAGTGTTCGAAATGCTTTCGAAAGATGGAGTAATGGTATTAACCAACACGTTGACGGACGCGGTTTGGCTAATCCAACTGAATATATGGCAGACATGATTGTTGAACAACTCAACAAGAATGGAGAAGCTGTAAAACGCTACGATATTAGAGGGACTTTCCCAACTAATATTTCTGAAATCGAGTTGAATTATGATAACGAGAATCAGATCGAAGAGTTTACAGTGGAGCTACAAGTTCAGTACTGGGAATCAGATACTACTTCTTAGTAAGCGTATAAATACTATTAGACGAGGGGGAACTAATCCCCCTCCGATAATATTATAGGATAAAGAAATGGCAGAGTTTTTTGGATTTGAAATAAAGCGAAAAGGTGGCGAAGAACCCATCAGGCCATCGTTTGTACCTAATACAGACGAGGACGGTGCTGGAGTAATTCAGGCCGGTGGTCACTTTGGAGCTTACGTCGATCTTGATGGCGACAAGGCTAAATCAGAAATTGATTTAATTTATAAATATCGTGACGTGGCTACTCAACCTGAGTGCGATGCTGCAATTGATGATATTATTAATGAAGCTATTGTTGGTGGTCATGATGATACACCAGTGAGATTAGTATTAGATGAAGTTGAAACATCTGATTCTATTAAGGAAGCAGTGACAGAAGAGTTTAAAACTGTACTTAAATTATTAAATTTTAATGCTTATGCTCACGATATTTTTAGACGATGGTATGTAGATGGTAGATTACCTTATCATATTATTATCGATAAAGATAAAGCAAAGGGCGGGATTAAAGAACTAAGGTATATTGATCCAACCAAACTTAGAAAAGTTAAAGAGGTCGAAGAAAAGAAAGATCCTAGGACTGGCGCTAATGTAGTAGTTAGTCAGAAAGAGTTTTTCTTATTCCAAGACGATAAGCTTAATTCTAATAATGAAGGCATTAAGATTCATAAAGATTCAATTGCCTATTGTACGTCAGGGGTATTAGATCCTTCGCGTAAACGAATTTTAAGTTATTTGCAAAAGGCGCTGAAGCCAGTTAACCAATTGCGAATGATGGAAGACTCACTGGTTATTTACAGAATCAGTAGAGCACCAGAACGTAGAATCTTCTATATTGATGTTGGTAACTTGCCTAAAGGTAAAGCTGAAGAATATTTGAAGAATATCATGAGCCAGTATAGAAACAAAATGGTTTATGATGCTAATACCGGTAACGTTAAAGACGATAAGAAGCACATGTCAATGCTAGAGGATTTCTTTCTACCACGAAGAGAAGGTGGTAGAGGTACAGAAATTACTACATTGCCCGGCGGTGAAAACCTTGGACAGATAGATGATATTCTATATTTCCAGAAGAAGCTTTATAAGTCTTTAAATGTACCTTCACAAAGATTAGAGCAAGAAAGTAACTTTAGTCTTGGTAGATCTACTGAGATCTCGAGAGACGAAGTTAAATTTAAGAAGTTTATTGATCGCCTAAGAAAGCGCTTTAGCGATATATTCATGCAACTACTTAAAACTCAGCTTATCCTTAAAGGTATTATCACAAGAGATGATTGGCACAATTGGAAAGAATCAATTACATTTGATTTTATTGAAGATAACTACTTTGCAGAATTAAAAGAAGCTGAGATCTGGAGAGAAAGATTTGATATGCTAGCGACCGTTGACGAATATGTAGGTAAATACGTATCATACGAATGGATTAGAAAGCATGTATTAAAACAATCTGACGAGGACATAAAAGAACTTAAAGCTCAGATTGCGGACGAAGTAAAAAGTGGCGAAATTGATGTAGAAGACGAAGATTTTTAGTCTTGACATCTAATTTTTTATAAATATATAAACGAGGAACAGAAATGTCTATAGAACAAATGATTACTGATTTGAAAGGTGGCAACAATGTTGCTGCTGGCCGAAACTTTAACAGTGTAATGGCTGATAAGTTAACCGCAGCTCTAGATGCAAAGAAGATCGAAGTAGCTTCTACATTGCAAGATAGAGCACAATCACAAGAGGAAAAATAGTGATTACCTTTGCAGATCTACAAGAAAAGTTAAAACTACAGCGTGGTGAAAAGGTTGTAAAGACCTTTAAATCGCCAAAGAAAAAGAAGGATATATCCATTACCGATTTTGGCGGTAAGGGCTTTATGCTTTACTATGATGGTCAAGCTGTAGACGATTCTGTATATGATTCTGTAAAGGATGCGGAAACTTCAGCTAAACAACTAATGAAAATGCTGGAGAGATAAAAATGAAATTAATTGCAGAATATATTGATAGCGATTTACAAGTTATCGAAGAAAAGGTTGGTGGTAAAAAGTCACTAACCATTGAAGGTGTTTTCATGCAAGCCGATTCTAAAAATAGAAATGGTCGTATATACGATAAGGCTATCTTAGAAAATGCTGTTAATAAATACATTAAAGAACAAGTAAAGACTGGTAGAGCGGTTGGTGAATTAAATCACCCTGATGGACCGACTATCAATCTTGACAAAGTTTCACATAAGATTACTGAACTCCGTTGGGACGGAAGTAATGTTATAGGAAAAGCATCAATCTTACAAACTCCAATGGGAAAAATTGTAGAAGGTTTACTAGAAGGGGGTGTTAAGCTTGGTGTATCAAGTCGTGGTATGGGAAGCCTTGTGCAGAAGAACGGCGCGCAACATGTTGGTAAAGATTTTATG